AGAGAAGTCCAACGCCGTCAAGAAGTGGAAGCAGTTGTTGGAGATCGGCGGCGATGCGATCTACACGGCTGACGGCCACATATCTGCCAGCATGGCCGATGAAGCGGCATTCAGCGGCAATCTGCGCTTTGAAATGGTGGTGCGCAAAGGTACGCGTGCGCTCGGCGTGGATACGCCTTCGACGCATGTCGAAAACGAAGTGCTGTTGGAGCACAAGCAGCAGTTTCACGTGTACGAAATTCAGGAAAAGGGCGGGTACACATTGGTCCGCATGATCAGTCGTGTGTACCAGCATGACGAAGGCGACGTTGGCGATTTCGCGATGCTGACCGCCGATGTGTACATGTGGTTGCGGGGGGATGCCGACATGCCAGACGACGAGCAAAAGCCGCGTGAAACACCGTTGAAGGGTTTCGGCCCGCACAACGATCCCGGTATCTTCATGGACGGCGAAGGCAATGTGATCTGGGATGGTGAAGGTGCGGCACTCGGCTTGCCGTTGAAGGACAAGATCAAAGTCCATCCTGACCCTGATTTGGACAACAAGGAGTCAGGGGAGTGATCAGTCATGGATGGTGTACAGGTCACCACGTTTGATGCTCCCTGGAAAGAAAGCAAGAAACAGCGCGAAGCCTTCAACCAAACGCGCAACGCAGAGCGGTACTACAACGTACAGCTCCGCAAGGTTGCCAAACAGATCGGTGACCTGACCAAGGCGTTTGATCCAAACGACCAAGCGCAGTTGCAGACGGTACGCAAGATACTTGAACGCTATGCCGAGATATTGCGACCGTGGGCACAGGCGGTCGCCGGCCGCATGTTGGCGGAAGTCTCGCGCCGCGACCTGACCGCCTGGATGAAACACTCGCAGGCCATGGGGATCAGCCTGCGCAATGAGCTAATGACGGCGCCCATCGGACATACCGTGCAGCAACTCATGGACGATCAGGTGACCCTGATCACGTCGCTGCCACTGGATGCAGCGCAACGCGTGCATGACATCGTGGTTGGCAATCTCTACGGCGGCGCACGTGCCGCCGACGTGGCCAAGGAAATCATGAATACCGGCTTGGTCACGCAAGCCCGTGCCGATCTGATCGCGCGCACGGAAACCGGTAGGGCGGCAACCTCACTGACCGAAGCGCGTGCTGTACACATTGGCTCGCCCGGGTACATCTGGCGCAACAGTGGCGATTACAAGGTGCGGCCCGAGCTTGGCATCGCGCACTTCGCGCAGTTGAACACGTTGAAAATGGGCAGCCATCGTAAGCTTGAAGGTACATTCCACAAATGGAGTGAGCCGCCGATCGCCGGGACACGTGGCGAGCGCGCACATCCCGGTTGCATATACAATTGTAGGTGCTGGGCGGAACCAGTCTATCCCGATAAGTACATATAACCATGGAGTGCAATACATGAGTGGGACCACAAACAACATTCATCTGACCGGTACGCTGGCGGATGCGGCGGGTGCCAAATATCCGATCGACATGACGCTGACCATGCCGGTGGCACCGCAGCCGCCGCAGCCCGGTCAGCCGTCACCGGATGGTACGAAGGTTACCAACACGACCACGATCCTGACCGACGACAACGGTGCGCAGTGGAAGCTCTTTGCTGATCCGACACTCGGCAATGTCGTACAGTGGCAGCCGAAGGGTGCAACATCGTTCACTGCCGCCGGTTTCAGTCAGAACGTCACCGGCATTGAGAAGTGGAAAACAAGCTGCGCGCAGTGGGCACCGTACCAGGGCGGTACCGGCTGGTGGATCGCATCGGTTACCGGTACACCGCCGACTGTTGCATGGCAGCAGATACCCGGTGATCCGTCAGTGCCGACACCGCCGAATACCAGCGGCGTGTACCAGATTGGTCCCGGCGGCATTGTCGATCCAAACGGCAGGCCGTTCCGCGCCAATGGGATGAACATAATGGCGAAGCAGGTGTGGGGCAATGGTCAGTTTGACTATGCCCGCGCATCGGGTGCCAAACTGCGCAGCCTATGGGGACCGAACTTCAACTTTGTACGGTTCGCTGATCTGTATGCGACGCCGCTTTCAGGTGCCACGCATCCCGCGAGCGATGCGAACATCCGCAATTGGGTTGCTGATCTGAACGCACACGGCATCATCGTGTACGCCGAAGTACACTACACGGGCAACTACGCGACGGGACAAGCCTTGAACGACGCATGCTCATGGCTTGCTGAGTGGGCGAACCAGTACAAGAATAACCCGATGGTATGGCTTGGCTCACAGAACGAACCGCACGGCGACGGGCCGGGTATTTCGCACATGATGGTGACGATGTACAACGCGGCGCGTGGGCAGGGCTTCAATGGTCCGTTCGGTCATTGTCTCGGCAATCCCGGCGGCGAGATCAACGGCATGAATCCCGCCGACTTCACCGGCCAGACCAACAGTTTCATGGACGGTCATTTTTACGGTTGGAACATTACCAGTGGCGTGCATTTTCGCGACATCGCTGCGATGGCTGCGCAGTTCCACAACCAACAGGGCGCAATGAATTGTTTGTGCCTTGAAACTGGTGACGCGACCGATGGCAACAACCGTGACGCCAATTGGCAACAAGTGATACAGGAAGCGTACGCCAATCCTGCCGGCGCTGCCTGTTGGTACTCCAACTGGTCAGATACATCGAGTGGCGCTGACAGGTTGCTGGCTTCACCGTTCGATTACACGGTGCTGACCGACTATGGTCAGTACGCCAAGTCGCAGATGCATTGAAGGGAGGGTACAATGGCCGTACGACCTGGATTCAACAGCCGTGACCAAAACCGTGAGACTCTGCGCGACGCCGGCTGGCGGGACTCAAGGGAATCAAGGGATGTATTCGTGCGCGGCGAATACTCCATAACGCTGGCCGGTGATGGCTGGACATGTACCAAAAGCGGTGAGGCCATGCGTCACAGCCGCTACGGCGAACGGCTGGGCGAGTTCCTCGACAGCTTGGAGTAAAGCCGTGTCATTAGTGCCGGATAAGATGAAGCAGCTTGAGGATCAAATCCGCAAGCTGCATACGCAGAACAAGACATGGGCGGAGATCGGTCGGTTGACCGGTTATGCGCCCGCCTATGTCAAACGCATCGGCCTACGGCTCGGATTGAGCAATTCGCACATGGCGGGTGGTCATTATCAGAACATGGATAATCAGCCCGCCGCGCCGCCGAAGGATGCCAGTGACGGGCGCGATCACAGGACCGGTGCGATGAAGGCCGGTACAACGACACTGCCACCATTGGAATCGCTGCAAGTGCCGTTGCCGGTGGTGGATTGGAGTCAGTACGACTTCCCGAAAACGAGGCGGTGATGGACGACCTGACGTGCGATTGGGCTGGTACGCCCGATGGCTTCATGTACTATGCAACGGATGCTGGCGGGACGTGGCAGATCACGCCCGAAGGTTTCCTGTTGATTCAAAACATCCCGATCGCACGTACAGGCACACAGCTATATGCCGATGGTGAGATACCGGTGCAGTCCGGGCCTGATCGCATCATCCGCATTCACCGCACCGAAGATGAAGTGTTCCGGCCGGAGACGATCGCATCGGCCAACGGCAAGCCGGTGGTGATCGAGCATCCGAATAACGGCGAGCCGGTCACACCGGATAACTGGAATGAAAAGGCCGTCGGGATCGTAATGCGTCCACGTCGCGGCGATGGCCGCACGGAAGATAACCAGAAGATGTACGCGGACCTGATGATCACCAATGGCGCCGCCGTCAAAGCGTTGGAGGACAAACACAGGAAGGGCATTCGTCAGGAAGTCTCTGCTGGGTACAACGCGGAGTACTCTCAGGACGCGCCCGGTGTTGGACGGCAGCGTAACATCGTTATCAACCACGTGGCCCTGGTTGATCGCGGACGTTGTGGGCCTCAATGCAGCATAGGAGATGCATTAACCATGAGCAGTCGCGCAGCCATTTTCCGGGCGAAGTTCCGGCGGATGGTACACACGCGGGATGAGGGCGGCGCTCTCAACCTGCTGAAAGAAGCCGAGAAGGACCCTGATCTTCTCGGTGAAGTCCTGTCTGGTGACGATGTACCGATGCCCGGCGCACCGGACCAGCCGCACCACGTGACGATCAACGTGCATGGCGGCAAGCCGGAAGTGGCCGGTGATGCACCGGACCCGAGCGGTGGCGCTGTTGTACCGCCCGATGCCGGTGGTGGCGGTGGTGGTGATCGGCTCGGCTCGCTTGAGGCGCGCATGGAGCAGGTTGAGCAGGTACTCGCCATGATCGCCGAGAAGCTTGACGTGGGGGCAGGCGGTGGCGAGCCGCAGCCGGAAGCCTCCCCGGAGGAAGGCGGTGGTGCACAGCAGCCGCCACCGGATGACAACAACAACGGTGATCGCGCCGTGATGGGCGGTGACCGGCGTACCACTGGTGACAGCCGCCGTGCGATGGTCGGCGATTCAACATCCATGCAGACTGAGTTTTTGCAGATGTTGTCGAAGGCCGAAATCCTCATGCCGGGTATCCAGCTTTTGACGTTCGACTCGGCGAAGTCGGCGAAGGACACTTCGTCGTCAATGTGCAACTTCAAGCGTCGCACGTTGCAGGCGAGTGCCGGTACTGATCGTGGCCGCGCTGCGATCGAAACCGCCATCGGTGGTCCGCTGCCGCAGAAGTACAACTTCCACGATGCCATCATGACGTGCGACGGCATTACCACGGTGTTCAACGCCGCGTCGGCGCTTATGGCGGCTGCGAACAACGGACGTGCCCACAGCACCGCGATCGGTGCCGCCGGTAATCCCGGCAACGGCTTCGGCGTGATCCCCACGATCGCGTCGCTCAACGAGCGCAACAACAAGTTTTGGGCCGCTCGTAACGGCGGGTAACCGCCGCTCCGGTTGCGTGTACCCGCAACCATAATTCGTACAACTTGCAAAGTGAGGTAATGCAATGCCCGCGTTTCTGACGCGCATGCCGGCTGGCATTCCCGGTGAGGTAAACCGGGCGCAGCAGGCTTCGATTGAACCCATTGCGGTGACGCCGCAGGGTACTACGGGGGCGCCGACTGCGTTCGGCATTCCGATGGTGATTGATCAGACCGCCGGCAATGTGGGCAATGCCCGCATGGTGGCGGCTGGCGACACGCTCGCGAGTATCTATGGACTGCTGGTCCGGCCGTTTCCTGCATTCTCGTCGCAGGATGCGCTCGGCACATCCACGCCGCCGACGCAGGGACCGGTTGATCTGCTGCGTCGCGGCTACATGAGCGTGAAGCTTTCCGGCGCAACGGCCGCAGTCAAAGGTGGCCTTGTGTACATTTGGACCGCTGCCGCAGGCGGTGGCCATATCGTTGGCGGATTTGAAGCCGCCAATCCGACGACCAATGGCTTTGCATTCACTGGCGCCACCTTCATGGGGCCGGCGGATGCCAACGGCAATGTGGAGATCAGCTTCGGTCTTCTCTGAGCCGTAGCGTACCAACGCTTTGAACTACTCGCAGCGGAGGTTGCGAGTTAAGGAGAGACAATGAGCAACATCCAGCGTATCGAGTACGCAGGCAGCACGTTCCTGTCTGCGCCGGCCATTATCCGGCCGGATAGTGAGTGGTCGAAGCCGCACTACACGACCGACGACTTCATGACCTTCGAGCGGATGAACCAGCTAACCGTTGATAGCACCGGTTCATTTCTCGTCGGCGAGTTGGAGCGGCTTGATCAGACTTTGCATGAGCCGCTTGCCGCCGTCACGTGGGGCCGCGATATCGACTTGCGGGAAGACGTGACGATCGCTGACGAAGTGTCCTCGTACACTCTGTCATCGTACGCATCGCCCGGCGGCATCGTGCCAAACGGCAAGGCGTGGATCGGCAAAGACTCCAACTCCATCACCGGTATCCAGTTGGATATCGGCAAGGTGACCAATCCGCTGATCCCGTGGGGCACCGAGTTGAAGTGGACCCTGCTTGAACTGGAGTCGGCGCAGAAGATTGGCCGCCCGATCGACACTCAGAAGTACGACGGCATGAAGCTGAAGTACCAGATGGATGTCGATGAAATGGTGTACATCGGCGATACGCTGTTCGGCAAAACCGGACTGTTCAACTCGCCGCTGGTCACGCCGCAGAACGCATCCGCTACCGGTACCGGCTCGCCGAACACGGCATGGGTATCGTCGGCCGGTGCATTGACCAAGACAGCCGACAACATCCTCGCGGATGTCAACTACCTGTTGAACCTTGCATGGGTATCGTCTGCCTATGCGATGGTGCCGACGCATCTTCGTCTGCCACCGCTGCACTTCTCCGTACTCGCTTCGCAGAAGGTCAGCGACGCCGGTAACGTGTCGATCATCGAATTCCTGAAAGCCAACTCGCTGGCGAACTCCGCCAACGGTCGGCCGCTGGATATTCAGCCGGTGAAGTGGCTCACGGCGGGCAACGCGACGACGGTCAATCGTGCAATGGTGTACACGAAGGACAAGGATCGTGTCAGGTATCCGCTGGTGCCGTTGCAGCACACGCCGGTCGAATACCGCTCGATCTATCAGCTTACCACGTATTTCGGGCGGCTCGGCTGCCTGGAAATGGTCTATCCCGAAACCGTCGCATATCTCGACGGAATCTGATCGCTCGCGGCCGGCAAAGGCCGCAATCCCCTTCGGCTAATCACAATATCAAATGAACGAAGGCGGGCCTTTGCCCACGCTAACCCATAGGAATGTACAAATGTCAGGACATGATCGTGGCGGCCGGCAGCAGCACGAAGCGCATGCCGGGCACGCCGAAAGTGACGTACAGGCGCAAGCCCAAGTTGTACGCGCCGAACCTGGTGCGGCGGAAGCCGCACAGGCCGAAGTGACCAAGACCGATGAAGGTACCAAGGTTGAGACGACGCGTGTCAAGGTGGTCAGTTCATTCGGACTGAACCGCGACGATGGTACAGGCGTCGTCTATCATGCTGATCAGACCAACATAATCGACGGCGAGCCGGGCGAATACGATATGCCGAAGGCGGATGCGGAGCACTGGTACACGCTCATGCATACCGAGAACCCGCCGGAGTCACCGCAGCCGGCCATGCCGGGCACGATCGGCCACACCGCAGCACTGCATCATGAAGTCGCGGTACGCGCCCGTGCGGAAGCGGCCGAGGATCAGCTTGCGCAACAGCAGGCCGACAAGGAACTGGCTGATCGTCATCAGCGCGTACGGCGCCGGCTCGGTACGTCCGGCACATTCGAGCCTTCGGGGCCGGCATAACGCCGGCTCCAAACCTCTTGGGAGGTTGCAGCAATGCCGTTGAAGGAAGGATCAAGCCAAGAGGTGATCAGCCAGAACATCAGTGAGATGGTACACTCTGGTCACCCGCAGAAGCAGGCGGTCGCAGCGGCATTGAGCAATGCCGGCAAGTCGCGGTCGCAGGACGAAGGTTCAATTACGCCGCCGCCTAGCAGCGGATCAAGTAGCTCGCTGCCGGGCACCAGTACAACGCCATCGCCATCGTCCAGCTTCACGACGCAGGATCGTATCCGCATCCGTCGCTTCGTGGATGCCTGCATGGCGCGACGCACTGGCGACGCCTTCATTCCGGCTGGTACGCCACGCATCGTACACGCGACCAAGCCGAAGCCGGTCGCGACCGGTGGTGCGAAGATACCGTACACCGGACCACGCATTGTCACTGCGCGCTCGCCGGCCGCGATCGCCAAGGAAAAGAAGATCGCCGACATCCCGAAAGTCGGCTCGCCTGGTACCAAACGCCAGCAAGGCGGCGACACGGCCGATACGCAGGCGCCGATGCCATTGCAGGCGATCATGGAGCGCATCACCGATAAGCTGATCGAAAGTCCGCCGAAGTACAATAAGGGCACACGCGATGCGCTGGCGGCGGCATTCCGCGACGCGCTCATGACGCAGGGCGCATCGGTGACGCGGACCACGCCGCATCAGCGATCAGCGGCCGGTCTGCCGGCGGTCAAGGCGCCCGCGCCAAGGATGGGAGCAGCCCGCCCGAGCACGCGTCCTGCCACGCCTGATCAGGGCGCAGGGCAGCAGCGGACGCATGTGCAGAGCGCCGCGCACCACGAGAGGCTTGCGGCGTGGCTGCGCAACCGTGGCCAGCATACGCAATCCATGCAGCACGTGCAGGCCGCCGCCATGCACCACAAGGCGCACGCCGAACATCTGGCGTCACAGGTGAAGTCGGCGAAGCTCTCCGGCGCGGCGAATCAGATGGATCAGAAGCTCATGGCCGGAGTGACCTGACATGGGGATCACCCTGACGTACTTCCGCCAAGTCTTCCGCGCGTTCGGTGATCCGCAGCAGTACACCGATGCGGAGATCGAAGTGTTTCTGCAAATGTCGGATACCTCCATGCCGGTTGCGCTATGGGGTGAATTCCGCGATTACTATCAGGGCTTGTACGTCGCGCATTTCCTCGCGCTCAATGATCTGGCCAATCGTACAGCGGAAGGCGGCGGTGTGCCTGGTACACGCGTCGGCGTCGTGACATCCAAATCATTGGGCGGCGGCTCGATCAGTTACGATACCAACAGCGGTGCAGAAGACAAAGGCGGTATGTGGAATATGACCACGTACGGCCGCATGTGGCTGCATCAGGCCAATCTGATCGGTGCCGGTGGCTTCCAATCCGGTGGTCCCGATATCGCGCTTGGTCCGACCTTTGGTCCGCCATGGCCGGGCGTGGTTACGTACTAAAATGGCGGTAACGCCATCGCAGATTAAGATGACGGTGGACAACCGATTGAAGATCGCGGCCGCGATCAATCTGTTGTCCCACACGTCGGTCATGGTGGGCTTTCCGGCCGAGCAAGGTGTGACGCGTACAGAAACCGGGGCGCCGACCAACGCCTATCTCGCCTACATCCATGAGCACGGTTCACCCGAGCATAATCTGCCGGCGCGGCCATTTCTTAAACCGGGCGTTGCCAGCATCAACCAACAGACGCAAGCCCGGCTGCGCAACGCTGCGATGATGGCGATCAAAGGCAATGTCGTCGGCATGATGGGACAGTTGAACGTAGCTGGCGGCGCCGCGGTACGCGCGGTCAAGATCAAATTGAGGACCGGACCATTTGCACCACTCGCGATGTCAACGATCATTGCCCGACTGCGGAAGACGCAGCGCGGCCAACGTCGTCTGCGCAACATGCGCAAGAAGGGAGTCAACCTTCTGCAATGGGGCGCGCAGAACATGAAGCCGCTGATCGACACGACACAGATGCTCAACGCGGTCAAGTACGTCATTCGCAAAACATAGAGCCACCGACCACGGGTACGCTGTTCTACTTCCTCGCATTCCTGTTTTTGCTGTCAGCGGTCGGCTTCTCGTTTGAACACGAGACATTCATGACGGTGCTTTTCCTGATCCTCGCCGTGATTGTGTACATAATGGGGAATACGCATGGCTGAGTTGGACGTATCGGAACTGATGACTGACCCGGACTTCATCACGAAGAAGCCGTTCACTGTCATCCGCAAGCAACAGGTGGTTGATCAGCACGGCCGCGCGCAGCCCGGTCAGACCAATATGCAGCAGGTCATCGGTGCGATTTATCCGATCTCTGCACGCACGATGAACCTCATGCAGGACCAGATCAACGTCAACGGTGCGATCGAGATTTACACGAAGTACCGCCTCGAAGGTCCATCCAACACAACGTACGGCGATACCATCGAATATGCTGGCAACACGTATCTGGTCGCCAATGTGCAGTGGTACGGGGATTTTGGCGCTGGCTTTGTACATGCTGTCTGTCAACTGCGCGATCTGCTTGCAGCTTCGCCTAACCCAACCGTTGTGGATCATGATTGATGTCTGGCAATACTTCCGCGACCGGTGGTTACCTGCAAAGGACCAATGCGCCGGTCACGCAAGCGCAGTTGGAAGACGCGGTACAAAGCCTGATACAGGGTGTGACGGGAATTCCGCCGGACCTGATCAGACCACGGTGGCAACCGGAACCGCCGAACCAACCGCCGGCCGGGACTGATTGGGCGGCGTTTGGCATCATTGAACGGGAGACGACGGGCTTTCCGTACATCTCACATGCCAACGGTGGTTCGAGCACGTTGTACCGCTGGCCTATCCTGTCCCTCATGGTCAGCGTGTACGGTCCGAATGCAGAGGACAACGCCGAAGATTTGCGTGATGCCTGCTACATCGCGCAGAACTTCGAGCAATTGAATCTGCTTGGCATCCGTTTGATCGAAGCCGGCTCGGTGACCATGGTACCGGACTTAATCAACGTGCAGTACATCAACCGCGCAGATATGCGCATCCGCCTCGCAACCGAACAGACGCGTACCTACGCGATCAAAGACATCGTATCGGCTGACGGTACGATTACCGCTGACACGGGGGTTTCGGGTCAGTGGTTGGCAACAGACCCGAACCCATCACCAGGAGGTTGACAAATGCCTATCGGCTTGTCGGTTGACGACGTTGTAAGCGTGGATGTCACGTTAGAGCCGATCGCAGCGCCGACGCGCAACTTCGGCGCACTATGCATCATCGGATCATCCGGTGTCATTGACGTTGGCTCGCGCATCCGCCAGTACAGCACGCTCGATCAGGTGGCGCAGGACTTTGGTACTACGGCACCGGAGTATCTGGCGGCTGATCTGTTTTTCTCGCAGTCACCGCAGCCGTCCATCTGCTACATCGCGCAGTGGGCGGCCAACGGTGACAACGGCGCGCTCGTCGGCGGCATGATAACGCCGGCTGATCAGACTACGCTGCTGACGACGCTCACCGGGATCACGACCGGCGGTTTCACCGTGTCGATCGACGGTACGCCGCACACGCTGGCCAACATGAACTTCAGCAACATCACGAATTTGAATGGTGCTGCATCCATCATAACAACTGCCTTGGGAAGCTCCGGTACGTGCGTATGGAATGCTTCCACCGGCAGCTTTGAAATCGACTCGCATTCGACCGGCGGTACATCCACGGTGTCGTATGCGACCGATCCGGGTACTGGCGCACCGCTGGCCACCGATCTGCATCTGACACAGGCCACGGGTGCGCGCACGGTGCACGGTATCGCACCGGAACAGCCATTGGATGCGGTCACTGCGCTCAATCCGCTGTCGGCGGACGTGTACGGTATCATGTTTGCGCCGACCACTGCCAATCAGATCAGCGACCAGCAGTACGTATCGGTCGCGGCCTATATCGAAGGCGCCAAGCCGGTGCGCATCTTCGGTATCACGACGCAGGAGTCAGCGGCACTTGATCCGGCGAATTCGACGGATATCGGCTCGGCATTGCAGAAGGCCAACTACAGCCGGAGCTTCGTACAGTTCAGCACGTCCTCACTGCATGCCGTCGCCTCGATGTACGGCCGTGCCTTCACGACCGACTTCAACGCCAACAACAGCATGATCACGCTGATGTTCAAGCAAGAGCCGGGCGTTACTGCTGAGCAACTGACCGAGACGCAGGCCGCCGCCTTGAAGGCGAAAAACATCAACGTTTTCGTCCAGTACCAGAACAACACCGCGATCATCCAGTGGGCGACCATGGCGAACGGTTACTACTTCGATGAACGTCACGGTGCTGATTGGCTGAGCAATCAGGTGCAGACCGACGTGTACAATTTCTTCTACACTACGCCGACCAAGGTACCGCAGACCGATGCTGGTGCGCACCAGCTTGCCACGGTGGCGGAAGGTTCAATGGATCGTTCGGTCACCAACGGCTTCGTCGCACCGGGTATTTGGACAAGCTCGTTGGAGTTTGGCCAGTTGCACACCGGCATGGCACTGACCAAAGGCTATTACGTGTACATGCCACCGCTCGCCACACAGAACCAATCTGATCGTGCAGACCGCAAGGCGCCGCCGATGCAGATCGCTGCCAAGCTGGCGGGTGCGTTCCACGAAGCCGACGTGCATATCAACATCAATCGCTGAAAACGGCTACCGTGGCCGTTTTGAATAGGAGACTGGTACATGACCGCGTACTCGTTTGTTGACGTACAGGCGACGCTTTCCGGGCCGGGCGGTGTGATCTCGCTTGGCGCGGGTGCCGGCAATGCCGATGAAGGTATTACGATCGACATGGAGGAAGACAAGGACCGCATGCAGGGCGGCGCCGATGGTACCGTGATGCACTCCTTGCACGCTGGCAAGATGGGTACGATGACCGTGCGTTTGTTGAAGACATCGCCAACCAACGCGCGATTGCAGCAGATGTACGACCTGCAAACCACGTCGTCGGCGTTGTGGGGCATCAACGTGATCGTTGTGTCCAATACCGCGCTGGGCGACGTGACATCCGGTCGCGCCGCTGCGTTCCGCCGGCAGGCGCCCAACACCTACGCCAAGGACGGCAACATCATGGAGTGGGGTTTCAACGTTGGGTACATCGACCGCATCCTTGGGGTGATCTCGTAAGGTGATCCATGGCTGAAATAACAATCAATGGAAACTTGTACAGGACCGGCAAGCTGTCCGTGATGGACCAATTCTTCGTCACAAAGCGGCTGCTTCCGGTGCTGTCCGGTGCTGGTAGTCTGCAAGGCGTGGTCGCCGCGCTGGCCACCGTATCGGATGAAGACTGTACATTTGTGATCGGCAAGTGCCTGTCGCTGTGCCTGCGCGAGCAACACGGCTCATGGACTTCGATCTGGAATGCTCGCATCAATCAATTGCAGTTTGACGATATCGACATGGGGCAGATGATCAATCTCACCACGACCACGTTGCAGGAAAATCTCGGGCCTTTTATGCCCGCCCTTCCCTCGATCTCCAACCAAGAAAGCTCCCGACCAAACGGCCAGTTGAATTCCTGAACATGGCCGAAGACGTGGATTGGGTACTGCGTCCCGTGGGGAGGGGCATGTGTAAGTACGAGTCGTTGTTAGACGGTACATTGGATTTGGTTGATCTTGCACGGATGAATGAGTACCTCGATGTGCAGGATGAAAACGAATGGCGGCTGCGTGACGCCATGGAGTAATTGATGGCCGATGTCCTGCAAGAGTTTGTGGTGAAGCTTGGGTTTGATGTTGATCAGACCCAGCAGAACCGCTTTACCGACGGCATGAAGTCGATCAACCTTTTCATGGAGGGGTTGGACAAAACGCTGCGCAGCACGGTCTCGCGCTTCTTTGAACTTGGTACAGCAGCCGCGACCGCCGCTGTGTCGATCGCGACCGGCCTCGGTCATATTGCCATCGGCATGGGCAATATGAACCTTGAAGCACAGCGTGTAAATACGAGCATTGAGAATATCCATGCACTCGGCTATGCGTTCTATTCGGCCGGTGGCAGCATCGGCGACGCGACCACGGCGCTTGAAGAATATGCGCAACAGGCGCTTAAAGTTCCGCATCTGAGCGAAGTCATCAAAGGCGCGTTTCAGGGTGTAACCTCGGATGATCCGACGCAGCAGATTGTACAGGTGTTTGCCGAAGCACGGCGGCAGATTGCAGCGAGCGCGGATAAGGAAGGTACAACAACCCAGCTAGTCAATCAGATACAGGGGATATTGGGCCTCGATCCAAATCTGATCCGGCGTGGCTTAGCCCAGCAGTTCGCTCCGGGCTTTGAAACTGGTCAGGCGCAGACAAAGCAGTGGATGGATCAGCTTGACGAGCTTGGCAAGAAGGGCGAGGCGTTCCGTGCAAGTTGGTTCAAGATCACCGACACATTCACTCTGCTAAAGGATCGTGCGACCAACGATTTCATCGGGCCGGTACAACGCGCGCTAGGCGACTTTGAGAAATTCATGGGCCGCCACTCGGAAGCGATCGGCAAATATCTTGACGACACCGGCAAGCGGTTTGACGCGCTGTTCTCCAAGGTGGAGACGTGGTGGAAGGGTTTGAGCAATGAGCAGCAGGATCAAGTTGCTGGCGGTGTAGCTGTTGGCGGCATTGCCGCAGCCGCAGCCGGTGGCTCGGCTGCGCTCGGCAAGGTGCTGAACCTGGCCGGTATTCCCGGCGGTGGTCGCATCGCCGGTTTGCTGTTCCTTGGCATCGCGTTGGCTGCATTAAAGAATGACTACGATCAGTGGAAGGAAACCGAAGGCAAAGGCTCGCTGATTGATTGGGGCAAGTGGGAAGGTCCGATCAAGAATGCGACCGAGGCGATCGAAAAGTTCAACAACCTGATCACGCCGATGGCGGAAAAGCTCGGCATTGATAAGGCGTTCATCCCGGCGTTTGAAGGGTTGCTCGCCTATCTGACCATATCTTTCCTACCGGGCATCATGGGCATTTTGAAGACGCCGCTTCTGGCGCTGGCGTATCTTGGCGTGATTCCATTTGCTGCGCTTGCCACCATGGGAATTACGTACGAAACCAATGCCGCTGCGCAGCAGGACGTGTACAAGCAGGCAGAATCCGAAGGCTGGCAGAAGCAGGGCAGTGATCGAGACCCGATGTTCTATAATCCGCAAACTGGTGAGCGGATTAACTTCACTGAGATGCAGCGTCGGCAGGGCCGCAAGATCGGTCCGCTTGGTCCGGGCGATGATGTTGTACCGTTCCCCACGGCTGATCAGACTATGGCGCCAGAAGCGGCGTCATTCCTTGAAGCGTTATCAGGCGGCGAATCGTCGGGACCTGATCCGTACCATCAGCGCAATCAGCAAGGCAGTAGCGCATTCGGCAAATACCAGATCATCAGTGGTACATGGTCGGATTTGGTCAAGGAAAGCGGCGGCGAGCTAACCGACATCAACGATCCGAAGCAACAGGACCGCGCTGCTTGGTTTCTTGCACAGGATCGGTACAAGGCATTGACCGGGCGTAGCCTGCTTGGCGATTTGCAGAAGGGTGACCGTGATCTGGATATCGCCATTGCGCTAAACAAAATCTGGCCGTCACTGCCGGGCGGCTCGCAGATGAACACCACGCCAGAAATGTGGGCAAAGCGGCTGGCGGCGGCACGTGCCCGGCATCCCGGCCAGAGCAGTACCGGCGTCGTTGGTTGGTTCAAGGATAGGGTCGGTAATCTCGGCGATAATCCCGGCCAGCAACCGAATGATCCTGCGGCGTTGGCGCCTAAGACGATGCCAACCACGTCTCCGGTACCGACAAGTGCCAGTCAGCAACCGGCTGATCCTGCGACGCTGACGCCGCAGGATGCGCAAAGCCCGGACTTCAAGGCGAAGCTGTACGACATAATGCGCAAAGGTTGGAATGTCGGCCGTCCGAACTTCAATTCGTCGTCGGTTTCGCCAAGCCAGATGCCACAACAGAACACACAGGTTTCGCTTAATTCGTCGCCGAATATCACCATCACGGGCGTTTCCGATCCACATGCTGCGGCAGATCATGTCGGACGCGCGATGCGCGACGCCAACTCTGACGTGATACGCAGATTGCAACCGGTGTTCGCATGAGCGATGCAACAGGACAGGCGGTAATTGATCCGGTAACCGGCAAGGGCGCGCCCGGTGTACAGCAATGGTTGCGCGTATGCAGCCTGACGATTGAGGATCAGAATAGCTCGGTGCTGATCGACCTGTCGCAGATGCGCATCGTCTTTCGCGTCACGTCGCGTTTGACCGTTGTGCAGCCAGACACGGCGGAAATCACCGTGTACAATTTGTCCGATCGCACACGCAAACTCTTGCTGACCATGCCGATTGTGCCGCCGGGTGATGTGATCGCTGGCGGTCCCGGCAGTAAGCCATCCAGTACTTCGGTGCCTGCCGGCTCGCAGCAAGGCGTGTTCAGTGGTGATAATTGGAAGGACCCAAAGAGGAATCAAAGTGCGCCAGCGCAGGTCACCTTGGTTGCAGGCTATCCCGGCAATCAGGGTATCATCTTTCAAGGCCAGCTTGTACAGGTGCGCCACGGGCGGGAGAGTGCCACAGATCGCATTACCCTTCTCAACGCGGCGGATGGCGACTCGGCGCACAAGTGGGGTTTGATCAATACGTCACTGAGCAAGGGATACCTGCCGCAGGACATTTTGGATCAGACCATGCAGGTGTTCAATAAGTACGGTTGCAGCGTCGGCAACTTTCCGACCGATACCAATACGCCACCCAAGCCGGCACCGCGTGGCAAGTCTATCTTCAACATGGGCCGCGACGTACTGGATGACGTGGCGTCCACCTACCGCTGCAACTGGTACATCAACAAGGGCAATGTCGAATTTCTTGAAGTCACTGCGTACAAGCCGGATGACATCATAGACATCAACAAGGACTCGGGCATGATCGGCATGCCGCATCAGACAGCGTACGGTGTGAGCGTTACCACATTGCTCAATCCTGCGATCGGTCGCGCTTCCACCGTCAATATCAACAGCAATTCTGTGCAGCGTGCGCAGTTTCAGTACACTGCTGATTTGAGTCAGGGCACAACCAACCGCGTGCTGGCCAACAATCTGGATGCTGACGGCAGGTACAAAGTCATCATGGTCAACCATAGCGGCGATACGCGCGGCAATGAGTGGTACACAACAGCCGAGTGCATTTCGGTCGATCCGACCAATCCCGGTCGCACGCTTGGCGTCTCTGATCAATCGCTGGTGAGTTTGTTGAGATGAGCGGAGCACTTGCCGGACTTGCTGGTGCGGCCGGACAGGCAGCAACCGTTGTTGCCGGTGTCAACGCGATCACCGGACTGGTCGGCGTACCGTCACCGCTTGCCATACCCGGCGGTGGCTTCGGCGCAAGCTTCACTTCGTTTGCCAGCTTCGGCTTCAATCCCGCAACGCAGGCGTTCGGCCTCAGTGCGCGGCGGTTGATGGCACTCGTGCCGGACTGTGCGATCACCGAATCGCACAGCGACCGGCTGATCGTAACGCGGCATCCGGTGGAAAGCGGCTCGCTTATCAGCGACCACGCCTATCTTGATCCTCCTACGGTCAATCTGCGTTGGGGTTGGACCGAAAGCATGCGCGGCGAGTGGTACGCCAAATCGGTGTACAACAACCTGCGCACCATCCAAAGCAAGCGTTTACCGGTGGTGCTGACTACCGGCAAACGCTCGTACGATAACATGGTCATCGAGTCGATCAGCGAGACGACGGATGCATGGACCGAGTACTGTTTGATCGTTGATATCGTCTGTCGCCAAGTCTTCATTGTGACGACACAGGTCATTCGTACTGGTTCAGGTACACAGGCACAGCCGGGACAGACGCAGCCGGCAACCAATGTCGGCAAGGTGGCGCCTTCGGTTGTGCAGCCGCAGGGTATCAGTTCAACACCGGTCGGCGGCAGTACAGACCTTGCTGGCCTTTCAGAACAGGCACAGGTGGTACAGGCGTCGCCATTGCAGCCGCCAGTGCAGAGCGATCTTCCGCCGGGATGGGCGTAAATGGCCGCGACGACCTATGACATTCCGCTGCAACCGAGTGTGCCACAAGTCTTCTCGGTGACGTTGCTTGGCGTGGATTACAAATTCAAACTGCTATGGCGGGACGCCTACGGCTCATGGATTGCGACGATTTACGATCAATACGGCACGCCGCTGGTCGCCGGGCTGCCGCTGGTCACGGGCGCCAATCTGCTGGCGCAGTACCCGTATCTCGGCATTGGCGGCGAGCTTTGGATCATGACCGATGGTGCACCATCTGATCCGCCGAATTTCAATACGTTGGGCGTAACCTCGCATCTGCGTTTCATCGTCGGTGGCACGCTCGTGTGGAAGTGGGTTTAGATGGATTATCGCGAGCGCATCGGCGGGCTGCCAGAGGCGATCAAGGCTGCCGTCTCCGGGCAACAGGTGAAGATGTGGACGGCTATGCCGGGCATCATCAATACCACGTCGCTCGGTCAGGATGGCGAGATCACCGCGACCGTGCGTCCGGCTATTCAGGTCAAGGTGTTGGCGCCTGACGGCTCGAGATCAGACGTGGAGTTGCCATTGCTGCATGACGTGCCTATCGTGTTTCCACGTGGCGGCAAATACGCTTTGACGTTTCCGATCACCGAAGGCGACGAATGCCTTGTCGTGTTTTCCTCCCGTTGCATCGACAACTGGTGGCAGAACGGCGGTGTACAACCACAATTTGAAATGAGGTTGCATGATCTGTCGGACGGCTTCGCGATTCCTGGTCCGTACTCCCAGGCCACTAAGATACCCAACGTATCAGATAAGACAGCGCAGTTGCGCACGTCCGATGGCACGATCTTCGTGGAGCTTGATGCGGATAACCAAGTCGCTCGCGTGGTCAACGGAACCGACATTAGCATCACGACTGATGCAAAGAACAAAGTCATTAAGGCGGTTAATGGCGGCATATCGGTTACCGCCGACGCCAACGCCAATGATGTTACAGTGGACGGGTCTGCTACAGCACGAGTACATGCAACTGGATCGGTCACTCTGGATACGCCTACGGTCAACATCACCGGCAATTTGGTGGTGAAGGGCGAGATACAGTGGGGCACGGCGGGTACGCACGCATCAACGCATCGTCACGGTACAACCGGCACCGTCGCATCGGCGACAAGCGGACCCACGCCGGGTAGCTAGTTCAACAACCAAAGGGTAAACGTCATGGTCGCTGTGATCATATCCAGCGGGCACGGTAAGCACGTGCCCGGTGCGTCAGGCTACCTTGTCGAAGTGGACGAAGCCCGCAACGTGGTTGATCAGGTGGCGGTTGAACTGAACCACAGCGGCGTTGAAGTGCTGACCTTCCACGACGATACCAGCACTGATCAGCAGACAAACCTTGAAACCATCGTCGGTTTCCACAATGCACACGACCGCAGTCTGGATGTCTCGGTACACTTCAACGCATTCCAGACTACGCCCGATCCGATGGGCACCGAATGCTGCTACCTGACTGATCTTGGTCTGGCGAATGCGTTTTGTGCCGCGTTGCATGATGCTGGTGGCTTCATCAATCGCGGCTCCAAGTTCCGCGACGATTTGTACTTTCTCAACATGACCGAAATGCCGGCAGTACTGATCGAAGTTTGCTTCGTTGATTCGTACGCCGATGCGGAGCTGTACCACAAAAACTTCACTGCGATCTGTCGCGCCATCGCCGAAGTGCTGGGCGGCGTATTGAAGCCGGCAATGGTCGCATGAGGTACCGCAAGCTCAGTCCGACCGGGGATTTTGTCTTCGGTCGCGGTCAGAATGATTTCTACATTGATCAACCGGAAGCGGTGGCTCAAGCGGTCGCCACGCGTCTGCGGCTTTGGACCGGACAGTGGTTTCTTGATACGTCCGATGGGATGGATTGGCTGAATGAAGTACTCGGTGTAGGCACGGCAAACACACGGGACATCGCCATTCAGATGCGCGCGGTGCAGACGCCGGGCGTTGTTGAACTGCAAGGCTACTCGTCCACAGCCAATCAGAATACACGGCAATTCACTGCAAGCTTTACGCTGATGACGGTGTACGGCGCGTACAAGCCGGCGCAAACCAAGTACATCACACAGCCACAAACCGAATTAGACCAGCCGCCCCCACGTCCGATCAACGTCGCGGTGACTGTAATCAGCGACACCGCAGTATCGGTATCGTGGTCGCCGTACCAAGTAGGAAGCTGATCAAATGGCCTCCCCTGCGATCTACACAGTGCGGTATCGGCTGCACACGACCGCGCAGAATGCGCCATGGACCGAATTCGGCGAGCCGACAACCGATTTGAATGACGTGCTGACAGGGTTGCAGGCCAATCGCACATACGACCTTGATATCCTCGCTGTTGACGAATCAGGCGCAACAACATCGCAGATCGTCACCTTCACCACGGCGACGCGGGCACCGTCAGCGCCGGGCAATCCGACACCGGGTACGGTTACGTCAGGCTCGATTGTACTGAACTGGTCGCCGTCCGCATCCGGCTCCGGCTCGATTTTTTACCAAGTGATGTACCGTCAGTCCGGCTCCGGCAACAACTATGTGCCGTACGGACCACCGCAGAGCGGCACGTCGGAAACGGTGACCGGTCTGGCCGCCTTCACAAATTATGATTTCTACATCAACGCGTCCAACAACGCCGGTAACTCCAACTCGCCGAGCGTGACCATTCAGACGTTGCCGGTTGGTACGCCACCGTCGCCCGTGACCAACATCACCGCGACCAACATTCAGATCAGCACGTTGGTCCTCAATTGGACCAATTCAGCGTCCGGCTCAACGCCGATCACCTATCAGCCGAAATACCGGATCAACGGCGCGTCCACTTGGACACCGTTCGGCAGTCCGGTCAGTCAGGGTCCGGTCACCGTTGTCAATTTGTTGGGCGGTCAGACGTACGATTTGACAGTGGACGCGATCAACAGCGTGACGACCACGACCACGACCTTCATCACGCGTCAGCTTGCACAGACGGCGACCGCGCCATCCGCACCGGGGCAGCCGCAGTTTACCAACATCACGGCGTCATCGGCGACCGTGACATGGGCACCATCGGCCACCGGTCTGCCGACGCCAACCTATCAGGTGCAGTACCGTACCGGCGCGAACGCTTTTGCCAACTATGGTGCGCCGATCACCGGCACCACGTTGAACATGACCGGGCTGCTACCGGCAACGCCGTACATCGTACAGGTTGTCGCCAGCAATACCGGCGGCTCGGCAACCTCGCAGACCAATCAGTTGAATACGGCATCCGGTACAGCGATCCCGCCATCGGCGCCGACCAATGTACAGCCGACCAACACAACGCAGTCCGGCTTTACCTTGACGTGGACGCTATCGGCGACCGGTGACGCGCCGATCTTCTATCAGGCACAGTACCGCCCGCATGCCGGTGGTGCGTGGGTAAACATCGGCGCGCAGGTACAAACCAACAGCGCGACCGTGACCGGCCTCAGTCCGCCGGGTAGTGTGTGGGATGTACAGGTTGTCGCATCCAATGCCGCCAGTTCCGGTGTGCCGTCGCAGCTATCCACGGTGACCTTGGTTGCCGCCGGTAAGCAGGAATCGCCGGAAGGTACAACCGTCACTGGTGCTGCGCAGTCCTTCGTTGATCCGCAAGGCATCACATGGACGTTGGTACAGGCGGCCGATGGTATGCAGGCGGCACAGAACGGTGTGCCCGATACCAATACGCACAACCTGCAAGCTCTGCTTTTGCACAATGGCATCGTCTATTACGAGACGGCCGGCGGACAGTGGGCACAGTGGAATCCGGTGACGAAGGGCTGGGTACTGATTGCCGGTGATCCGCGCGTCGTTGTACCGCCACCGCCAACACCGGGCGGCCCGTCGCCCGAGTACGCCAAAGCGACTGCGGTTGCTGGCGGTACAAGCGCCGTGTTGATCGACAATGACGGTGATAGCTGGCGGATCGACGCCAACGGGCAAATCGACTGGCTGCCGGCAGGTACAACAACGTGGCAGGTACAGACCAGCACGCAAAACGTCACGGTGATCGAAAAGGTTGGCGGCGAGATTGCGCAGTCCGCGCCCTACGCCTCGGCACCGAACGGTGTCGGCTGGTGGATGTCCAATACGACCTCGCCCGGCGTCGTCACGTGGACGCAGATCAGCGGTGATCCCTCGGCACCAGCGCCGCCGGCTTCGGGTCGCTTCCTGCTTGCGAACGGCCGCGTTACTGATCCAAATGGCCTTGTGTTTCATGCGCAGGGTATCAACTGCATCTATCGTCGGCCATGGGGCAGCGGCGGCGGTTCAATGGACCTTGGCCGGTTCTCGTCTGGTGCGTTGAAGCGCGCCTTCCCGCTGATCAACCTCGTACGCTTCGCCGACTTGTACGCCACGTCACTGGCCAACGCATCGCATCCTGCAACCGATGCAACGGTGCGTAATTGGGTCAACGATCTGACTTCCAACAAGATCATCGTGTACGCCGAAGTACACTACACGGGCAATTATGCGACCGGTCAGGCATTGACTGATGCGTGCAACTGGCTCGCTGAATGGGCGACAACATTCCAGTCGAATCCGTACGTGTGGTTCGGTACGCAGAATGAGCCGCACGGTGACGCGGCGGGTATCTCCAACATGATGCGCGCGATGTACGATGCCGTGCGCAACACTGGCAATACCAATCCGGTGCTATGTTCAATGGGCGACAATCCGCCCGGCATGACGGCCAGCAACTTCTCCACCATGACGAATGCAGGTTGGGATTACCACTATTACGGCTGGCAGCCGGCCAACGGTATCTCGCTGCAATCGCTGCTCAACCAACTTCTGATCTTCAACAACCAACAGGGAGCTATTGCACCGTTCTGCTTTGAATTCGGTGACAGCACTGATGGCGCGACACGTGACGCCAATTGGATGGACGTGATGAATCAGGTTGGCGCCTTGCCGAATGGTTTCGCTGCTTGGTACGCGAACTGGGATACGTCAACGGCGGACCTGCTTCTTGCAGCGCCGTTTGATTTCTCGGTGCTGACCGACTACGGCACGGTCATCCGTGGGATGATGAAGTAAGGAAGCAAATCCATGTCCGATCAACCTGTACAACAGAACAAGCCAATCCAACCACTGCCGCCGCCGGATAATGGCTGTCACGATGCGCACTATTCCGAACATGATCCGCATGGCAGCGGTGGCGCACGCGGCGATGCGTGGCGGCAACAACAGGCGGTTTTGCAATCGGACACAGCCAAGGAATAAGATTTTATGTCCGGTACGACGACCCTTCCTGCCAAGTGCAACATTTACAACCTGCCGCCGTTGCAGCCGGGCACTGGCGCGACTATTCCGTTGCCCGTGACACTCGATGTCAACCAAGTCGAGTGCGCGATGAACTGGACGAATTTGAGCAATGAGGAATACCAAGGCTACCTGACCGTACTCAATGCCAACGACATAACTCCGGTCAGCGCGCAGGCCGGCGGACCAAGCTCGGTCACCGATGCCAATGGCGACGTGTGGACGTTGCCGATGATGACGCCGGCCAACACGTACTATGGCATAGCATGGCCGGCGGGTGCGCTCACGCGCAACGGCCAGCAGATCAAAATCTCCACGTCGGTCAATGGCGATTTCGTTGATTCCATCCGTGTGGTCAACGGCCAATTATGGGCGCAGATGGCCAAAGGCTTTCGTTGGTATCAGTGGAACGGCACCACCGTCGTCACGTGGAATCAGCCTGATCCTGGCGTGCCGACAACCATGCCGGTCGGTACAGTGACGCCACAGGCGCCGGCAACCGCACCGTCGTCCAGTGCTTATGTCTATGTGCCACCCTTCCGCATGTCAAATGGCTTCGTCGTTGACAATGCCGGGATCAAATTCGTCGCCAATGGTATCTGCGTACTTGATACCACGGTCGGCACCGTGGTTGCCAACTCCAACTGCACGCCGTTGCTGGCCAACTTCCCCGGCTGCAACTTTGTGCGCATCATATGCAAGAGCGGCTACACCGCGACGATCAACGACACGACGATCATCAACGCAATCAACTGGCTGACCGCACTCGGCATCGTCGTTGTGCTGTGCAATTACAACGCCACGAATTCGTTGGGCGCCAATGACCCGACGATGATCAGTTGGTTTACCCAGCTTGCGACCAAGTGGAAGTCTAATCCGCTGGTTTGGTTCAACACGATGTCTGCGCCGCAGAACGGCACAGGCCAAGTGTCCGATGAACATCAGGCGGTGTACAACGCAATCCGCGGTGCCGGCAACGCCGCGCCGATCGGATTGGACCCGATCGGCGGCTACTCGCCGACCGGTCTGATCAACGATGGTCGGTACAAGTCGTGGACCAACGTCTTTTGGAATATGCACTATTACAACGGCCGCACGTCGTACAGCACGGATTACACAACCAACCTCAATCAGCTTGTCTCTGACATCGCCAGCATACTCGCCTTCACCGCGCTTCCGGTGATCGTTGGCGAGTTTGGCAATTCAACTGCAACCGTCAATGCCGATGCCGGCGGCACACAGGCGGTACAGGTTGTACTGGATTACGCGCCGACGCACTTCAACGGCTATGCTGCGTACATCTATTACATCCCCGGCAATCAGGCCGCCGCGCATATGGGCAACATGCTGACGCAGCAGAGCAACGGCGCGCTGACTGCGTACGGCACACAGATCAAAACCGGCACGGCGTCGGTCACGACCGCGCCAACTGGTGCATGGTCGGTCAGCGGCGGGCGGGTGCTGCGCGGTGGTCAGCCGTTCACCATTTACGGCGTGGCGGTGCTTGACGGCATGATGTCCTCGGTGCCGGCGTCGCTGGTCAAGCAGCTATTTCCGAACTGCAATGCGATCAACCTTGCGGTCGGCGCGGACGGCAACGGCTACGCGAGCGCGCAACCGGACGCAGCGATCTTCGCATGGGTCGATGATGCCATTGCCAAAGGCTTCGTCGTCATGCTGTCCGACTATGTACCCGGGCAGCCGCAGGTCCGCTCGGGTACTGATCTGACCAATTCCTGCGCTTGGTACACGCGCATGGCGACGCACTATGCGCAGCAGCCGATGGTCATTTGGACCACTGAAAACGAGGTGTACAACTCGGGCAACTGCCATCAGGCGATCTACAATGCCATTCGTGGTGCCGGCAACAACAGCCTGATCTTCTTTGAGTCGGAGAACGGCAACTACAACGGCTTCAATTCGATCAACGCCGCCATCTATTCGACATGGACGAATGTCGGCTGGAACATCCACATGTACCCGTGGGCGTTCGGCAGCGCCGCGACGATGCAGGATTACTATAACAACATCCATAGCTGGATCAACCAGTGGCAGAACTACGCGCATTCGGCCGATGGCGTCATGCCGGTGCTCATGGGCGAAGGCGGCAACTCTACGTCGGGTGCCAGCGTCCCATCGGATGACAAGATCATCAACGGCAAGTATGCATGCGTACAAGCCTTCATTGATCTGACGACGAATCAGCCGAGCAATTTCTGCGGGGCGTTCCCGTGGCTTTGGAGTTGGTACGGCTATGTGCCGCCGGCCGGTGCTGGTGGCAATACCGACGCTGATACCCTGGTCAATACCAACGGCAACACGAAGACTCCGTACGGCAATCAGTGCGCGGCATTCACGGGCGCGACCATGAGCACACCGTCGCCGGGTGGCGGTGGCGGTACCGGTGCGCCGTCGCAGCCGCCTGATCAATTGATTACCGCCGTGACCACTGGTGCCACAGTCATTTACGATGCACAGCTTAACGCGTGGACGCTGGTCAATTTGAATGACGGCAACGGATTTCGCATTGCCGTCAACGGCACAGTTGATATGTCAACGCGCAACATTGTGCAGTTGTACTATCACAACCACACGGTGTACCAGCAGGCCAACAGCACCGATAGCCTTGGCAATAACCCCGGCTGGTGGGCATGGCAGAACAACGCATGGAATGGCAGCGTGGGATCGCCGATCCCCGCGCAGAGCGAGTCGCCGGAAGGTACAACGCTGGTGGATGCCGGTGGCATCATACTCGCCTCGCGTACGCCGGGCACTGCATCGTCCGGTCCTTTTGATACATGGTCGCTGACCGGCGCCAACGGCAACATCATTTACAACGGTACAGTGCAAGGCTCCGCGACCACGACGTTGGAGTTGTACTACCACAACCACACGGTCTATCAGCAGACCGCTTCGGGCTGGAATGTGTGGAACGGCACGGCGGTTGTACCGGCAAGTGATCCGCGCATCACCACGTCGGCCAACGGTGCGTCGATCACCGGGCCGGGTGACGTGCTGTATGATCAGAATGTCACGCCGTGGACTCTGGTGGCGTCGGCGACGCAGGGCAATCAGATACAACACGGCGGTACAACCGATACTTCGACGCAGAATGTCAACCTGCTGTTGTGGTACAATAATCAAATCCATCAGCGCAACACATCGGGCGGCTGGTGGGTATGGGCGACCGGTACATCAGTGCCGACGACGTTCAACGATGACTTCACTGCAACCGAACCATGGTTGACGCATCGTGCTTGGACGGCTGGTGATAACTTCGGCTTTTGTACGCCAGCTACGCCGGATGGACGCGGCGGCCCAAACAACAATGAAAGCGGTTCGCAGTGGTGGACCAATCCGAATAACCCATCCACGCCGATCGCCGGGCTGTATTCCATTTCAGGCGGGCAGATGCATCTTGGCGTGTTGCCGACGCCTGCGGCCTATCAGAACTACATCAACCTACAGGCCGGTACCAACCTGCCGTTTGTCGGTACGCTGTTGCATACCGTCAACTCGTTTACGCAGCAGTACGGGTACTGGGCGGTCAGTGCGGCGGTCGATACCACGCCGGGGATCAGTTTCCAGTGGTGCCTTGAAGCATGGGAGATTTATCACTGGCCGCCGGAGATCGACATTCGCGTTGACTCCAACTCCAACGGACAGGTGGTCAACTTCGGCGTTGCGCAGAGTACAGGCGGCGAGTTGTGGTCCTCCATTCCATTTGATGCGTCCGGCCAGCACGAGTATGCAATCGAGTGGACCAACACGCTGATCAATTTCTACCTCGATGGCGTGTTGAAGTGGACGGTGCAGCTTTCGTCGCTGCCTGATCCGGCCGACTACACGTCCACGCCGCAGTACATGTACATCCTGACGGCGACGAATTACGGCGCCGATGTCACGCCAAATCCCGCGCAGTTGACCTCTGGTGGTGGTACCGGCTCACCGGGCGGATGGATGAACCATCTGGCATTTGGTGGCAACGAGTTTTATCTGCCGTGGGTCAACGAACAGCAGTACTATGCCGACAATGGCTCCGGCCATGTGTCAAGCTATGGCTATAACGCGTTTGCCATCTCGAATAGCGTCCTGTCGATCATAGCAAGGACGGCGCCTAGTGTACCAATTGGGGCAGGCGCGAAGTGGTACGTTGACAATTCGGTTGCTACCAGCGGCGCCGGAACGTCGTGGGCCGGTGCGTGGAAAAACCTGTCAAACATCGTTTGGGCCAGCGTTGCGGCCGGTGATACGATTTATATCTCTGGCGGCGCAGCTTCGCAGACGTACAATGAGACGCTGACCATCGGCAAAAGCGGTACATCGGGAAATTCGATCATAATTACCGCCGGCACCGATGCCGGGCACAATGGAACCGTCATAATCGACGGTCAGTCTGCGGGCCGGGATTGCCTCGATATAATCAGCCGCAGTTACATCGGTGTATACAATCTCACGCTGCAAAATCCCGGTTCTGGTTTTGACTGCGTGTGGATCAACGGCAACTCCGGCGTGATGAACGGCGTTGTTGTACAAGGTTGCAAGGTCCACGTTGGCGGTACGAACAACAACGGACATTCGTGCGCCTTTGACATTCGTAACATTACCGGAGCGGGAAGCTCCGGCATCCTGATCTCGAGCAATTACGTTGACACGGCAGATAGCGGTGGCGCGAACGGCGCCAGCTTCACCGATCAGACGGATGGCATATACATCCAAGGCAATACGGTTGACGATGCCATCTTGGTTGATGGCAACACGATCATTATGCGGAATTCCAATTCCAACGGGCATAATGACGGTATCCAGACGGTCAACAACGGCAACCTGACGATCCGCAACAACTACATCGAACAGATTTACGACGGCACGAACCTGCATGGTATGATGCTGTCCGATCCGGTCAACGGCAAGATTCTCACCGCGTACAACAATACGATACGCATAAAGGGCGGTGCTGGACCGGTTGCTGTGATCTGTCAGAACACCACGAATACCACTACATCAACCAACGGCATCTTCCATTTTTACAACAACACGCTGGATGTGAGTGGCTGGGCGTTCTCTATGGGATCGCCAAACGCAGCGAGCGAGTTCAAGAATAACATCATCGCTTGCTCCGGTGCATCGTCGTTTGCCTTCGTGACAAATGGTTGGACACCGACTGCGGTTGGACAGATCGACTATAACGATGTGTACCTGACGAATGGTGCTGCGTTCTCAAGCGGCGCCACGACCGGATGGAACCCCAACGGGCAGAGCGGTAATCCGAATTTCATCAACGCATCCTCGTACCCAGCCAATAACTACGCACTTGGCGCCGGCTCGGCTGCGCTCAATCATGGGCTGACGATTCCAGTAGTGACGACCGATGCGACCGGTCTAGGTCGTCCGCAAGGTACTGCTTATGACATCGGCGCATTTGAGGGTTCGGGCGCACCAGTCAGTGTGATCAATCCCGCAGGCCAGCCGTGGAATTCCGGCTGCATCACGTCCTGTCGCGAGATCAATGGCGGCCCGGAACCCGGCCTCTATGCGTTCAACCACGGCTATTGCGAAGGCCGGATTCAAATGCCGAAAGGCGGCCCGGCCAATGGTGGTCCGGGTACGTGGGGTGCGTTGGTGCTCTATCCGCTGTCTGTACACACTGGCGGCACTGTTACGTATCCGCCCGGTGAGCTTGACGTTGTTGAACTGCTCGGTGGCTCGCCGGGTGTTGTACGTCAGTCCATTCATTCAGGCGTTGCCGGCGCCAGCCATGAAAATGACTACACAGGTGTTGCCGATGTCTCGCTGGCGTTCCACACCTATGGCGTAGAGCTTACCGGATCAACCATCACCTTCTGGTTTGATAACGTACAAACGTATCAACAGGCGATGCCGTCCGATATCGCGGCCAACCTTTGGTACATCAATTGCGTGCTGGCGATCGGTGGTCCAACTAGCTGGTCTGGTGCACCGGCAGTCACCACGCCGACGACAACCAACGTCATGCAGGTTGACTACATCGGTGTGTGGGCCTCGCGCGCGGCGGCCTACTCCGGTACCGGTGGTACACTCAACAAGTCGGCTGCGCAATTCCTTGACGACTTTGCCGGTACGACGATCCCGAGTGCAACGCCGGGTATCGGCTCGATCACCGATATCAACGGTGCGGTGTGGACGGTCACTTCGGCCGGTGTGGTGCAGAAGAACGGCGCCAATGCCGGCTTTAGCAGCAACGTCACGCGGATCGTTTACGTCAACAATGTGATCTGGCAAACCAACGCGGCCGGCAATTGGTACTATTGGACTGAGCCGAACATCTGGACTCAAGGGTCTGATCCGACGGCGGCGACGGCTAGCAACATCACCTTTGACGGTGCGCAGTCGGTGGCCGGCGGCAACGGCTCCGGTGCGCATATCGACTACATCCGAGCCTATGCGGCGCGTCCGGCCGGGGCCGGCACCGGCACCTATCATTGGGTTGGCGAAGCGGGCGATCCGCGCTTGGCAAGCCAGACGGTAACCGATATCCTGCTTGACAATCAGACGGTCACCGCAGGCTCGCCGGCTTCAACCGTGGTCGGCAATATCGTGGTAGTCACGTCAAGCGGGCAGTTCACCGGTACTTTCGGTGCGCTAGGCGGTAGCAATGCCGCCAACTTCAAGATCGTAAACTCGCAACTGCAAACCGCTGGTGCGCTGACGGCCGGTACAAACTCGGTTTCGATCACCGCGCAACTGACCAACGGCTCCACGGTTACCAAGAGCTTCACCATCCAGATCGCACCGGCAACTGCGACCGGAAGCGTTGCACTTACCTCGGTGATCAAAGGCTTCTCGCGGTACAACTTCGGTCTGTCAACTGGTGCGCTGGCCGACAACAAGTTTGCCGCGCTGGCCAATTCTAGCGTGGTTTCGTCGTTGGCGCAGATCAGGCCAACACTGTTGCGTATCAACGCTGACCAGTACATCGCGCGCAACTTCGGTACAGACAACACGGTGATGAATGCGTGGTGGGCAAATGCCACGTCCTTCATGGACCCGTCCTATCGTTTGATCATGGGCGTGGGGCCGCTGACCGGACAGGAAGTGTTATCACCGTCACAGTGGGCATCACTGGTCGGTACATTTGCGCAGGCGGAAAAGACGGCTGGCCACGAGATCATTTATTGGTCGGTTGGCAATGAGTGGCCGTCTGACGTGGACACGTACAGCGCATACTTCAACGCGATTGCTGATACGCTGCACGGGATCAACGCGGCGTATAAGGTGGGCGCCACCGAAGGCTTATCGTGGAATGCGCCGGATATCGCGGCTTTCCTTGTCGATAGTGCGGGCAAGGTGGATTTCTTTTGCTTCCATTCGTACCCGGTCGCTCCGGCCGATACCAATGCGCAGATTTACGCCAAGGCGATAGGCTTTACCGACGTGGCATCGGTACGCGCCAAGCTGGTCAATACGGCGGCGGCCGACATTCCGATCATGATGACCGAGTACAACGGCAACGCTGCACAGAACAGCGGTGCATTCGGTCTGCCGTGGCAGGGCACCTATGTCGGCGCGGTGTACAATGCGTTGCTGTTGAGTGCGGCGCATAAGAGCGATTTCAATTTCACTGGCGCCGCCATGTGGGATGCGCTGTACGATGACTATTACGGCGCGGTTGGCAACAAGCAGCTTGCCAGCGATCCGACCAAGATTGATCCGGCCGGCTATTATCTCGGCAAGGCCGGACAGGTCATGTCTGGCAATCAGGTGTCGGCCAGTACCAGCCTGACCAGCGTGGATATCCTGTTCACCGTCAATGCCAAGGCATTCGCTGCACAGATCGTCAACTATGACGTGGCTGCGGCTAAGACGTTGAACCTGTCGGTACTTGGCGGTGCGATTAGCGGTACGGTTGCACGGTGGGAGATCGGCAAGGCCAATCCGACCACACCGTTGATCGGCACACAAGCATCCATGTCCTCCATTGCGCTGCCGTCCGAGCAGATCGTTTTGCTGACTGGCGCGCTCGCATAAAAGGATCGACCGGTGTCTGTTACCACAACATCAGCACAGACGTTTCCGACGACGCCTGTCGCGTACGTTGATCAGACGGGCATTCATGTGCCTGCGTACGAAGACGTGCTGACGTACTTCATCAATCAGTACCTCGGCATTTACGGCGAAGATACCTACCTTGGCGATGACAGTCAGGACTTTCAGTGGATCGCCATCGTGGCGTTGGCGATTCACGATGCCAACTCCATGGCTGTGCAGGTGTACAACTCGTTTTCGCCGGCTACGGCGGAAGGTATTGGTCTATCCAGCGTTGTCAAAATCAACAATATGCGGCGGCTGGTGCCGACCAACTCCATGGTCGATCTTCTGCTGATCGGGCAGAACGGTACGACCATCATCAACGGTATCGCGCGCGACGAGAATCAAAACAACTGGCTGCTGCCGCCGACCGTACAAATTCCGCCAAGTGGTGAAATCACCGTCACCGCGATTGCCGCCAACTCCGGTGCGATATCGGCTGATCAGGATACCATTCAAACCATCCTCACTCCGGTACGCGGCTGGCAAAGCGTCAACAACCCGGCAAAGGCAACACAGGGTGATCCGCTGGAAAGCGACGCGGCGCTGCGTCAGCGGCAAACCGTGTCCACCGAACTGCCGTCGCAGACCGTGCTTGACGGCATGACCGGCGGCGTTGCCGAGATACCCGGTGTGGTGCGGTACATCTCGTACGAAAACGATACCAAGGTGACCGACGCCAACGGCATTCCCGGCAACAGCGTGGCCTTTGTCGTGGATGGCGGCGATGCACAGGTGATTTGCGATACGATCATGCTGCGCAAGCCGCCCGGCTGCGGCACCTATGGTACAACCACGGAAACCGTGATTGATCAGCAAGGCGTCAGCTATCAGGTCAGTTTCTTCCGGCCGGTGTTGGTACCGATCACTGTCGCGCTGACCATTCAGCCGTTGGTTGGATACACGACATCAACCGCACAGGTGATCGCGCAGGCGATTGCTGATTTTGTCTCGTCGCTGGATATCGGCGGTGACGTGTACCTGACGCAGATATTCCATCCGGCGTACATGCTGCCCGACAATTTGGGTGTGACATACAACATTGTGCAGTTGTTGATCTCGAGAACAGGCTCGCCGTCAAATTCCGATGTGGTGATGGCCTTCAACGAAGCCGCGACCTGCACCTTGGATAACATCATCGTCACCGTACTGGTGCACTGATCCATGCCAACAGTCGATGATTATCTCGGCCTCGTGCCGCCGATGAATGCGGATAAGCCTGACTTCATCGCGACCTTGAAGGCTGCGCTCAATCCACTGGTGGATATCCAGACGGCCATTTCCGGTCTGTCGGGTGACTTTGATCTGGATGACGCGATCGGCGCGCAGTTGGATATCGTTGGCATTTGGATCGGCCGCACGCGCTTTGTCGAAACGCCGATCACGGGTGTGTACTTCTCGTGGGATACTGAGTTGCTCGGATGGGAGCAAGGCTACTGGCAAGGGGCATTTGATCCTGACGAAGGCGTGACGCGTCTGGATGACGGTACCTATCGCAAGCTGCTGTACGCCAAAGCCGCTGCAAATGTCTGGCGCGGTACAATCGGCGAAGTCATCGACATGTTCAAGTTGTTGCTGGTGGACGAAGGCGTGTCCGCCACCGTGACCGACAACATGGATATGACGATGCAGGTTGAGGTACACGGTGCGGTACAGAACGCCATCTTCCGCGCTATCCTTGTCGGTAATTACCTGCCGATCAAACCGGCCGGCGTCGCCATCAACTACCTGATTAAGGACCCGGTATCGTTCCCGGTCAGCGCGACGATCACCGGCTTTGGCGGTGTCTTTGCTCGTGCTGGTCTGGTGCGCTTCGCCTCGGCGACCATTCGCGGCACAGGCGCGATGATTGCCGGTGGTGCGTCATTCCAGCAGATGCAGATCAGCGGCACGGGCAGCGTCATCGGGCGAGCCAACCTGCTGCGTCCGATCGGCATTACGATCAACGCGACGGGTGGCGTGACGGCATTCGGCAGTCGCGCGCAGCCGATCAGCGCGACCATGGCCGGCGTCGGTACCATCATCGCCAACGCCTCGCGCGCGCAGCCCGCCGCCGCGACCATTGCTGGTACCGGCGCGGTGATCGCCAACAGTCTGGTGAGTGCCGCCGGCTACACCGTGACGATGGGTGCCGAAGCCTTCATCATCGCCAACGCCAACGTCGTGTCGCGCTTCGGCAATAGCGCGACGATCAACGGTGTGGGATCAGTCACCGCAACCGCCGTGGTATCCGCCGGCCAGACGCGGGCGACGATTGCCGGCATCGGTAGTGTGATCGGCTCCGCGACCATCCTTGAAGTCGCACAGGCGACCATCCCCGGTACCGGCTTGGTCAGCGTGCCCGGCATGGCGCCGGTACAGATGGTGGGCAGCATCATCATTCCCGGTGCTGGCGGGATCACCGCTGACTCGTCGCGTGGTACATCGTTGCTGTCAGCTTCGGCGACCATTGCCGGCCTTGGCGGTGTTGTGGGCAGCGCCGGGCGCCGGCAGACGATCGCAGCGACGATCAGCGGTGCTGGCGGTACAAGCTTCAACATTCCATCCAATCAGCAGTTTGTTGCACTAGAGCCGGCGCGCGTCGCGGTGCAGAACAGCGGCAGTTTTGTCAATACCCGTGCATACGGTGTGCAGTCCGCGCAGTGGAACACCGGCAGCGTGATCGGCAAGTACTTCAAGCCGTCCGGCAAGTGGTACTGGGAATTCAACTTTGTCAGGGACGGATACGATCCGGTCAACGGCGGCACCTATATCGTGGTTGGCATCGTCGGTGCCTATTGGAACAACACTGGCGGATTTACGCCGTACACTAGCCAATACCCGACGTACTCCAACTATGGCTTGAACTGCTGGCGCAACTGGCCGCTTGACGGCACCGGCGGGTACAAGTTCGGCAGTTTCAGCGAGAACGATACTGGCCTCGACTCCTTTGTCTATGGCAACCGCATCTGCTTCGCGATGGACCTGACGAATTGGAAGCTGTGGATACGTGTCAACAATGGCTCATGGAATCGCTACATGACCGGCACGCAGGACCCAGCATCCAATCAGGGTGGCATTCCATTTGATCCTTCTTTGCAGAACCCCGTCATCGGCGGTTACGGTCCGTGGGTCAATCTGAACAATCCAACCGATACCGTGGATGGCTGCTTTGATCCGTCCACATGGCTGTACGCCAATCCGTCCGGCTTCGGTTCAATGTAGGAAAAGGCGACGATGGCACTTGCACCACGCAATGACTTTCTCGTATGGGCTGGTGGCGGCAATGCCAACGTGTTGCTGCAATCCGACTATGCGGGCGCAACCAACCTGACATCGGGTGTGGTTGCTGGTAAGGCCAACGGTCAGCAAGCCAATAAGACATGGCGGCAGACTTCGATCATGGCCTCCATGATCGCCAAGTTCATCAACGATACCATTGCCGCCGACGTGATTGACGATGGCACGATTGCGACGATTGAGCAGAACTTCATCGCAGCGATCAAATCGCAGTTTGTCATTCCCAACACGGGCGTTGTACCGGGCACCTATGGACCAACGGTACAAATATCGGTTGAAGCGGATGGTCGCGTCACCGCATTGGCCAACGGCTCACTGCCACCTAGCGGCGGTGTCACGGTTGGTACTTACGTCGGCGCTACCGTATCGGTCGGTGCTACCGGACTTGTCACTGGCATTTCGTCGGTCGCGTACGGTCAGATCGGCGGGCAGAACCGTTGGCAACTGAGCAACTATTTTCAGCAAGGCGTGATCGCGACCGGCGTTGATGCCGGCGCCATGCAAATGCGCATGACGCTGGGCGAGACGACCGGCTACGGCGTCGGTTGGCGGATGGACAATACCAATGTCTATCTGCTGATGACCAACAACAATCAGCCGCTTGGCGTGTACAATGCATTGCGGCCGTTTTGGGTTACGCTGGCAACCGGTGCGGTGCATTTTGATGGCTCTGCTGCTGGTGTTACTTTTGGCGGCGCGATCACTGCGACAGGCGGTATCTCGTCAACCAACGGCAACGTCAGCGCGCCAGCCGGCACGGTCTCTGGCGCGGCGGTGACCTCTTCCAACACGATGACCGCGCAAGGCAACGTCAACTTCCACGGCTCGTTGCAGGTTGACGGCTCGATCACCACGATCAACTCCGGTAGCAACATCGTCGCCGGCAATGGTCGATTGCGTGCGGCGCTCGGCGCTTATGGATCAGGTGATAATGCGGCCGGCGTCATTCTTAACGACTTTCTGTTGGCAAGCAATTCTGCGGGTGGTTACTGTCGATTGCCCAACGGCGTAATTCTGCAAGGCGGCTTGCAGACCTCGATCACCGGTTACGATACCTTCAATTTCCCGATCGCTTTCCCGAACGGGATATTTACCATTGTCGGCGTTGATGACGGGTTGGGTATCGCGGATATCGGCATCCCGGTACCAAACCTTGCGCAGTTCCAATTGGCGACTGGATACAATCACGGTTCAACGCCGACGTACTTCGGCGGCGTTGGCGTGCGCTGGATAGCATGGGGGTACTGATGCCAAAATACGGGAGCTTTAATCCGAGCGTACCAGAGCCGTCACCGATCACCGGCTGGTATGATACCGACTTTGCCGATTATCCAAATCTGCCGACAACATTGTACGAGATGAACGATGACGAGTGGGCCGCTCGGTTGAACGGCTTTTATGCGATAAGCGGCGGTCAGCTTGTGTCGTACACGCCGCCGACGCCACCGCCGACCGCTGATCAGGTTTACGCGCAGAAGGTCGCGGATGGTATCACCATCACGTCAACATCCAATTCGGCGCTCAACGGCACATATCCGATCGACAGTGCGAGCTTCGCACAGACCGGTGCCATTGCACGCGATGCATCGTCCGGCCTCGGTTTGCCACATGACACGGCGACGGTGGCGATCAACGACACTGACGGCAATCCACACAACTTTGACGAAGCCAGTGTGATCGCTTTGTACAAAGCTGAGCGCAATCTGTTGAGTACGCTTGGCACACAACGCGATGTCATGGCCGGTGGCGGCGAGCCTGTCTGGCCGCCACAGAGTGCGACCATACCTTAAAAAATAACCCGGAGAGAAGTTCATGGAACCTCGGTACAATCCGCACATATTTGTGCAGGATAACATGGAGGCTGCCAAGGCGATCATCCTTACGCCGGAATGCGGTTTGACTACACAGCAGCGATGGGATCAGGAGACGCCATGGCTGATGGAACGTATCGCCTTCCGCAATGACGAAGAACTGGTGATCGACTATGGCTGCGGTATCGGTCGCATCGCCAAGCTGTTGAAGAATCCCGTGCTCGGGATCGACATATCGCCGCCAATGCGTCACATGGCAGAGGTGTACACAGCGCGCGAAGGCTTCGCCACCGCGCACTCGCTGATGCTGCAACAGTTTGTCAAAGCCGGTCTGCGCGCACATGGCGCCATCGCGATCTGGGCCTTGCAGCACGTATTCGATCTGGAGTTTGACGTACAACTTCTGCATCGTGCGATCAAGCCCGGTGGCATCCTGTGGACGCTCAATCAGACGCGCCGCTACATCCCGGCAATCTATGAGGACGACAAGTTCACTTGGATTGACGACGGCAAGTCGGTGATCGCCGAGCTTGAAGCGGTCGGCTTTGAACAGGAGCACAGCGAGATACCGCCGGCTGATCTGTGTCAGCCGGGCGCCGAATTGATCGAATGGCTGCGACTGTGAAGCCGTGGGCATGCATCGCACGCTTGGGCGGTATCGGCGACAACATCATCGTATCGTCCGTCCTGCCGCATCTGCACAAGGACTACCATGTTGAAGTCATTGCGCAGGACCCGCAGGGATGCGTGTTTGAAAACAATCCGTACATCGACAAACTGACGATCAAGAAGCAAGGCGATATTCCATTTACCTCGGCCGAAGAATGGCAGGGCTGGTTTGAAAAGCGTGGTGCAGAGTACGCCTACTTTCGCCATCTATCGCATTCGATCGAAACCGAGTTGGCGCTGTTTCCCGGTCAGACGAAATTCTACTGGCCGGCGGAATGGCGACGTGCACATTGCGGCGTAAACTACCTTGAGTACCTGCACGATATCTGCGGTGTGCCGTACGAGTTTGATCCGCGCTTCTATCCGACCAATGATGAACGCGCCAAGGCGGTGCAAACCAAGTCGATCATCGGCGACCGCATGATCGGCTGGTGCCTGTCCGGTAGTCGCATCGACAAAATCTATCCGTACTCCGCAGCGGCGATCGCTCATTTGATCCGCGAGCTTGGCATTCCGGTTGTGCTGTTTGGCTCGCCGACCAGTACGCGCGAAATGTCCATGGCGGAAGAAATCCGCAAGCACGTGGAGCACGTCAACGGATCAACCACTGGTCTGCAATTCGCCTTGCCGAAGTGGACGGTGAAGGACGACGGCAGCATTGCGGTTGACGACGCCGACGTGAAGTCTTGGCCGATCAGACGTTCGCTCGCGCTATTGCAGCAATGCGACATGGTGATCGGGCCGGATACCGGATCAATGTGGGCCGTTGCCATGGAGGACATCCCCAAGGTTGTACTCCTGTCACATGCATCGCCCGAGAACATCGTCAAGTACTGGCATCGCGTCATCGCACTGCACACAACGACGGTGCCTTGCTATCCATGCCATCGGCTGCACAGCGATTTTACCTATTGCACACCGAACAAGGAAAAGAACGCCGCAGCCTGCATTTCCTCGATTCCGATCGAGCATATCGTCCGGTGCGCACAGGCTGCGCTTACAGGCCAACCAGTACAAGCAAGGAGCGAGCCTATGAGCATGTTGACGGATATCTGGCACAAGCTGACCGGTACAACGGAAAGCGCCGAAGGTACCGCGGTTGCTGGTCAGGCAGCCACACCGGCTGATCCTTCCGCACCGAAGCCCGTGATCGACGTGGAAGCGATCGTGCAGAACCTCGCAACGCAGAAGGGCGGCGGTGGTAACTGGCGTACATCCATCGTTGATCTGTTGCACGTGCTCGGCCTCGATTCCAGTGCGGCAGCGCGTCATACGCTGGCGCAGGAACTTAACGTCACCGCTGGTACAGATGGATCAGCGGAACGCAACGAAGCTCTGTACAAGGCACTCATGCAGAAGCTCGAAGAAAACGGCGGGAAGGTGCCCGACAGTCTGAAAGGCTGAACTACACTGCAACCCAAAAGGGGAGTGTGACGACACATGGCTGGTATCTCTGACTACAACAAGCCGCTGATGCTGAATTGGATCGCCGTGATGGCGCAAACGCCAACGCGGCCGTCCAATATCGCGGTCGGCCTCTCGGTCGGCACGCCGGTATCGTCTTCCGGCAGCGAAATTGCTACCGGCTCCGGCTACGCGCGGGCGACATGCAGCTTCAATGCTGCCGCGTCGCCGGCCGGCTCGGTATCAAACTCCAACGCGATGACGTTTGGTCCGTTCTCTTCGGGCTGCACGGTACAAGCGTTGCAGGTTTGGGATCAGACGGCGACCGGCGGCAACATGCTGTGGTTCGGTCAGCTTGCCACCGCGCGTACTTTAGGCGCGGGCGACTCGCTGATCATCAACGCAGGACAGTGCATCCTCACGCTGTCATAATCGGGAGCGGCGATGTATGTCCTTCTCCAATGATGACAAGTGGCCGGAGAAGGCACCGAACGCCAATCTCGGCTACGCGATCAATCTGACGGGCGAGTTGGACGAAGGCGACGTGCCCACGCACGCGCTGGTGTACATCTCCCCGTCAGGTGATGGCGAGTTGAAGGTATCGGCGCCTCAGAGCACTGATCCAATCTCACTCTCCGGCAACACGTTGATCATCTGGTTCGCAGGCGGTGTTGCTGCGCGTCAGTATCTCGTACGCGTCGTGGTCAACACGCTGCGCGGCGCCACACTGGAAATGTACGTCACCATGCCAATGGTGCGTACGCAGGCGGTGTTTCCACCGCTTGAGCCGGCCACGTACAGCGAGCAATCGCCGCCGTACGAGTGGACCGCGCCCGCCTGATCAAATTTTGACAGGTCGCCAACATGACAACCGAATGGATTGTTGGCTCCGGTACCGGGACGTGGCGATCACGCTACACCGGGAATGTCCAAACAGAGGTTTGGGGTGCCGGTCAGGCCGGGCAGAACGCGTCGCCGTACAACGCCGGCAACGGCGGTGGTTATGCGCGCGATAACGTCTTTGCGGTTACTGCGAACACAAATTACAATTTCAGCTTAGGTGCGCCGGGTTTAACCGCTGGCGCCAATGGCGGCGACACGTGGTTTAGCGCCGCGTCAACGATCATTGCTCCCGGTGGCGGATCAGCCACGGCGGCGATCGGCGATGTCACGTTTGCCGGTGGTGCTGGATCAACGGGTGCCGTACAGGCCGGCGCGGGTGTTGGTGCCGGCGGTGGCGCGGCCGGTCCAAACGGTGCTGGTCAAGCTGGTGGCTTAACGCCCGCAAGCTCGGTTGGTGGTGCCGGCGGTGGCGGCAACGGTGGTGGTACTGCGGGTGCTAACGCAGCGGTTGGAACCGGCGCCGGCGGCAACGGTGGCAATGGCTTTGCAGGCACAGGCGGAACAGGTGGCGCTGGTACGCCCACGGTCGGCGCACCGGGCGGCAGGGGCGCGGGCGGCGGTGGCGGCGGTAGTAACTCGGGCACGTCGGCCGGTGCAGCCGGTGGCAATGGCGGCGACGATTGGAACAACGGTGGCGGCGGTGGCGGCTCCGGTGGTTTCGTCTCGGGCGCCAACGTAGCGAGTTCCGGCAACGGCGGTACACCGGGCGGCGGCGGCGCGGCGAGCGCGGGCACGGGTGTTGCAGGTATCGGTGGCTGGGCGCTCATAAAGATCACCTATCCCGGTACTGACCCTGATCGGATTATCGTCGTCGGCGGTACGCAGACCTTCACCACGGTACAAATTCCGCCGAATATGTCGTCAACCAAGGCGGAAGCGTGGGGGCCGGGCGGCGCTGGTGGTACGGCGGCATCAACCGGTGCGGCCGGTGGCGGATCAGGTGGTTACTCACGCAAGAACACACTGGCGGTCACACCGAATGCTGCGCTGACGGTTGCGGTGCCTGCCAACGTGGCCGGTGGCAACACGACCATCGGATCAAGTTTGCGCGCCAATGCGGCGGGCAACGCTTCGGGTACAACAGCGGGTGCAGCGGGCAGTACCACATCGGCGATCGGTGATGTACTAACTGCCGGTGCAGCCGGCGGTGCAGGTTTTTCGGGTACCGTTGGCGGTGCCGGCGGTGCGGGTGCACCGGGACCGGACGGTGCAGCGGCAGTTGGTACCGCGGCGACAACCGGACAGACAACGGGACGTGCCGGTGGTGCGGCCGATGCTGCCAATGTTGCGGGTGCTGCATCGCCCGCTGCGGGTACGGCCGGCAATGCCGGCACCAGTGACATGCGCGGCGGCTCTGGCGCATCGGGCGGGTCAACCACATCGAAGGCGGGTGGCAACGGCGCATGGCCGGGTGGCGGTGCGGGGGGCGGTAGCGCGACCGCAGGCGCGGGCGGTACTGGTTCATCCGGTGGTTTGATCCTTACCAGTTTGAATGTCTCGTGGCCGATCAGCCTGACCATCGCTGGCGCCGGCAACACGACATTTGTTGCAGCGATCCGTGACACGCAAGCTCGCGCGACGATTGCCGGCACGGGTAGCGTACAAGCTGATTCGACGGTTTCAACCAAAGGCACGCAGTACCCGATATCGGCGACGATCAACGGCGTCGGCGGTGTACAAGCAGATACCGACGTAATTTGGGTTTTCGGTAACTCGGCGACGATCAGCGGTGTTGGCGGTGTCACCGCAAACGCAGTATCTAATCCGTTTGGCGCGGCGGCGGTCGGCGGCGTTGGCTCGATTACCGGTACAGCCGTTGTACTTGCTGCTGCATCGGCGACGATCAACGGTATCGGCTCGGTCACCACAACGGCGTCGCTGTACGAACAAGCCAGCTTCACCATTGCCGGTGCTGGCGGTACGACGTTCAACGCAACGCATACGCCGCTTGCAGCGGCGACGATCAACGGTGCCGGCGCTACCAGCTTCACCGCAACGCACAGCACAGTCGCAGCGGCAACCATTGCCGGCGTCGGTGGTACAAACTTCACCGCGGTACACACTCCACTCGCTGCGGCGACGATCGGTGGTGTCGGTGCGGTAGCTGGTACTGCTGCCATCCTCGAAATTGCAGCGGCGACGATCAACGGCGTCGGCGCTGTCCAGGCCGATAGCGTCCACCTTGTCACCGCTGCGATCGAAATCGACGGTGTAGGCGGTGTCCAGGCCAGCGGCGATCGCGCGACCATAGGCATCACCGCGTCAGCGGAAATCGACGGCATCGGCTCGGTCGCTGCAACGGCGGCTGTCCAGGCGTCGGCTAATGCGCTGATCAACGGCTTCGGCAGCGTCTCCGGCTCCGCTGTCCTCCGGGCAGTTGCAAGCTCCACCATCAACGGCGTCGGCGCGGTACAAAGCTCCGGCGTGCACAGCGTCACCGCTGCAACAGCGATCAACGGCTCCGGCTCCGTCTCCGGCTCCGCTGTCCTCCGGGCAACGGCGTCGGCGAGCATCAACGGTGCAGGCGGCGTACAAGCCAACGCGGTGCACGTTGTACAACCGGCGTCGGCGACGATTGCCGGTATCGGCGGTGTGGCGGCCGATGGGCGTACGGTCACTGCCGGTACATCGTCGGCCGAAATCGACGGTATCGGCTCGGTCAGCGGCTCGGCTGTCATTCTGGCGGCGGCCAGTGCGACCATGGCCGGCGCAGGCGCGGTCAGTAGCTCGGCCGTACAGTGGGCAACAGCCGGTGCAACCATTGCCGGCGTCGGCGGGATCAGTGCTGACACAGGCCGCACATCGGGCGCGTCTGCAACCCTTGCCGGCGTCGGTCAGGTCAGTGCCTCGGCAACCCTCCGGCTGGCCGCGTCCGGGCTGATCAGCGGGGCAGGATCAGTCTCCGGCGGGGCGGTCCTCCGGGCGGTCGCAGGCGCGGTCCTGGCCGGCTCCGGCACGGTCCTGGCCGACAGTGTACATGCCGTCCTGCCGGCGTCGGCGACCATCAATGGCGTCGGCGGTGTACAGGCTGATGCGCGCAGCGTCACCGCCGGTACGGTCAGTGCCGAAATCGACGGCGTGGCCGGTGTCGGTACATTCGCGCGCAACAGTCCGGCTTGGTGTTTCGACAACACGGGCACGCTGCAACAGGCGGGCATCAACGTCCCGCGCTACGGCTACGATCCGGTCACGCTCAACCCGCTTGGTTTGATCACTGAACCGGCGACGGTCAACGCCAGCCGCAACCCGCGTTGGGAAGGTGCTGTACCGGCCGATGGCATAGAGCTGATCACCAACGGCAGCTTCGCGCTCAACCCGTTAAACGCCGCACAGAACGTATTGCAAAACGGCTGGTACTGGTCCGTTGTCGGCGGCACCAGTACGGTGACTTGGGCAACCAACCTAGTTACGATCAGCCCGGACGGTACCAACAACGCACGCATTGATACGTCGGTCGCGACGGTTATCGGCCGCACGTACATTTTGTCATTGGACGTTGGCGGCGGCGTAGCTGCGAATATCGCAATCGGCAATACGCAGGGCGCGTCTGGCTTAGGCAACGTAAACCTTGGTCCCGGTTTGGCTTGCGGTGTCAGGTTCACCGCGACCGCGACAACGACATGGATCAGAATCAACCGCACCACAGCCGGCGCGGTCACGGTTGATAATGTCTCGGTACAGTATGCCGGTGTCCTGCCATCGCTGTACACATTCATCGGTGGTGGCCTACAGCCACAGGTCATAGCGGTCGGTTCCGAAAGTGGTATGCCGACCATTGACGTGCGGTGGTTCGGCACCACGACCAGCAATTCGTTCTATTTTGATCCGGGCACTACCACGAATGAGGCGTGGACGCATACGCCAGCCGTACAAGGCGACACGTGGACGTACAGCGAATACTGGCGGCTGATCGGCGGCTCAACCGCCGGCCTCACGGCGGCACAGGTCACCGTTTACGAAGGCAACGCCACGCCGACGCAGGTTGCCGTTGGCAACTTCCCGCTGCCGTTCCCAACGAGTGCACCGCTGACTTCGCAGCGGAATATCTGTACCCGCACGATGCAGAATGTGGGGTGCGTGTACGTCTTCCCGCGCCTCATGTTCACCGTGCCGATCGGCACGCATGTCGATATCACCGTCCGGTACGGTGCGACGCTCTGGCAGAAGCAAGCCTTCGCGTCCTATGCGCCGATCCTGCCGCCGGTCGGGGCGCCGGGCGATTCAACCCTGGCGGCGGATATCAGTACAACCGTCCTGGCGGCGGCTACAGGGCAGATCGACGGGGCCGGTGGGGTAACCGGGCGGGCGGCGTTGCGGGCCGCTGGTACGGCTCTGGTGGCCGGCACGGGGGCAGTACAAGCCACCGCCTCGGGGCGGCTCCCGGTCAGTGTACAAATCAACGCCACAGGCGGCGTACAGGCGGCTGTACAAGCCCGTCTGGCGGCGGCCGGTAGGGTGGATGGGGCCGGCGTCGTCACCGGCTCAGCGACGCTCCTAGCCTCCGCACGGGGCACGATCGGCGGCATCGGTGGGGTGCTGGCGGACGCCTTCACGCCGCACGTACAGGACGGCTCAGCGACGATCGCCGGTACCGGCGCCGTCATCTGCAACGCCATCCGCGCGACGTACGGCGCGGCCGAGCTAGATGGGGCCGGATCGGTCATAGGCGGCGCCACTCATACCGCGCTGATTGATTGGAATCAGATAATCTATGGCAGCGGCGGTGTACAGGCCGCCGTGGATTTCCTGCACTTCGGGCCGCCGGGCATCCCGCCGGATCGGGTGACTGCGCCCGGCGGGCCGGGGCGTGTGGTCAGCCCGTCCGGGGGCGGGCGAATCGTCTCTCCCACAAATGGCTCGCGCAGCGTCAGCCCGAGCAACGGCAGTCGTACAGTCTATCCTCAGACCGGCAATCGCACCGTGGTTGATCCGGTCGATTGATGATGATCTTCGCGCTGATCGGCGCCGATGAAGGTACGGATGCTGCGAATGTACGATATCGGCTGTTTATCTTCGGTGACATAGGTCAGCCCGCCGATCCAGACGCCTTGCTCGCATTGCGTTTCGGTTTCTTCAAGGTCGGCTTGGCTCACCACTTTAAGGCTGGCCAGCAGGTCCGGCACCGTGCGCCGTCGCGCCCGTTCATAGAAGCGTGCCAACGCATGCAACGACACGTCGGCGATCGACTCGGTTTTGATGCGTAGCCGGCCTTCTGTTGTACCGATTATGATCCTGTCAATCGACACGGTGTGTTCCCATTGGTCGGTTCGCCAGTGACGGAAGTACTCGGACGCGGCGCCAAGCAGGGTATTGATCACGAGGACATGCCCTTTTCTCGGTGACGTGGTATCCAGCGTCAGGCGGTACGGATGGCGTAGCGTTTGAAACGCGCGCATGACTTCGATGACATGCTCGGGTCGCAGCGAGCGTTTGATCCGCATGCGAGCGCGTAGTCGTGGCATGATGTCCCGCTCAATCGCATCTAGATAGGCTTTTTCCTGTGTGCGGATATCGTTGAACACCGTTCGTACCCAACCCTTAGCTTCCGGGGTTACGTTCATATAGAGCCTCCATTGCGTTGCAGGCGTTGCGCATTTCCTTGCAGGTATCCATGTCGTCGGACTGATAGACGTACAGATTGCCTTTGGTCCGGTGCGCATCGTACACGGCATATTTGTACGTGCTGTCCGGCGGATTGGTGATCAGCGCATACCTCGGAAACGTCATGTTGCGGCGACGGCGGTGCCGTACCACGCTTGGCGGTGCGCCACGCTTCGGCTCGCGCTTCTCCCATCGCGCCGCCATGATATCGTAATCGGCTTGCGTGATCTTGGCCTTGTGCACCATGTTGTACGTGGTCGGCAGCGTCGGTGACTGTACCGTGATCCACCAGTACCAGCGGACACGCCAGTATGGCTCGGTCAGCCAATGCGGTAGCTTGATCATTCATATTCCCTTCTGTTCCAGTATCCAGTTTGACGCATAGATGGACTGACCGTCTTCCGCCTTGCGCAGTTGTGAGAACGGAAACCATATCGTTGTGTTCGGCATGCGCAGCAGCACAGCCTTTTCGGTGTAGTCGGTGTACTCGCCCTCCCAACCGGGAATATCGGTGTACTTGTTTTCCTCGCGATCGGTGATGACCGGGATAGCATCCATGATATCTCGGTTTGTGTACAGGTCGCGCATTTCATCCCTCCGCATCGTTGTCCTGTAGCGCGACAAGGTGATCAACGAAGTCACGCAACAGGTGCCAATTCAAGTGATTGCTGCCGTTACCGTGCGTGGCGATGTCCAGTGCGATGTAGCGGTAGCCGGGCTGATCCTTCGGCGAGAATGGCTGCGGCGTCGTGGTTTGTATCCGTAGGTTGGGGCATGCCATCAACGCCCGCCACCGCTTCGCGTCCCTGACATCATCGGGTAACTCCGGCCGCAACAGGCGCCGCCTGATCTTCCGATCAGGCGGTGCGGTAGCTTGTACCAATGGCCGGCGTGTCACGTGTCCTCTCCCTCGCTCTTGCGGCCCATAAACAGGTCAAGGGCTTTGTGCGGCGATATCGGATCGCGCAGTGCAGCGGCCGGTAGCATGGCATTCAATGCAGCCAAGGCAGCGTCAAAGTCTCCCTTGGCTTCATGCAACGCTACCTTGCAGTCCATCATAGGGTAACCGGATTGCTCGCGCAGTGCCTTGATCTTCTCGGCTACGGTTTCTGGCTTCTTGTCAGACACACCGCGCAGAGCGTCGATCGCCTTGCGCAGCTTGCCGCATAGCGCGGTGGCATCGTCATAGTCTTCATAGAAGTTGCCGCTGACGATGGCGCGATAGACTTCCTCAAGATCAAGAATTGCCTGTTGCTCGGTCAGTGTCTCCGGCTTCTGTGTCTCCTGCCATTGTTTGAATGCCGCCTCACATAGTGCCGGTGCGCCGGGATCATGCCGTGCGGCGATGTGCATTTGGTACAGGTCGATCACCTGTTGCGCTGCCTGATTGCCCATAGCGGCGCTGGCCTTCAACGCTGCGACGTGTGGCCGCAGCAGTTCAGTCAGTGGATTTTTCTCAGTCATCGTTTGATCCTCCGGTTTGCGTCAGGTATCGGATTTTTGTCATATGCCCTTATGTTCAACTCTGCCTCCCAACGCGATAGCTTTCTGCCGTTCTCATTGAGTACCACCAGATGCACATGAAATACCTTCCCGTCAGGACGATAGGATGGCAGCGCCAAGGCGTTATAGCCGGGGTGGTGACGTATTAGGTCGGGGGGCTTGCCGCCAAATCTGCCATCTGGATTTGCCGCATGCAACATGCGCGGCTTGCCGGTAACCGGCGTCAGTTGGCTTATGTAATCGGTGTCGTCAATCGTCCATTTGACTTCCATCGGCACTGCACCGATAGACTCGATTTCGATCGCCAGCACGCCGCCGCCATCTACAAATACGTTGGCGGCGCGCGCTTCCGCTTCTGGCACTGTTGATACCAGAAGCATGGTCGTCCGCTCATTAGGGTTTTCGTTGGCGTCAATCGGTATCAACAGCGTGGGGTATTGTTCAAGGATAGACACGCGGCCGAGTGTGAGGACATTCAGCGTATAGTCTTTCCAGCCTCGGCCGCGTGGTAGCTTTCCGGCAGTGACGTAATCGCGTGCCTGCGGATAGCGGGTCATGTTTCGGTCAGCCGCTTAATCGCTGCCAACGTCGGCTTCACGTCGCGGGCTTGCGCCAAACGTCGCGCTTGCTCAACCTCGTGATCGTCTGCCAGCTTTTGCGCGCGGGCTTCAAGGTCGCGCAGCACTTCATCATGCGTCATGTCGGTACTCCCGGCACCAGCCATTCGGTTGCGACTTTGATCGCAGCCGTACGTGCGATGTTGAATTCATCCTGCGCTTGCTTTGCCGCGTCGGCCGCAGGTACGCCAGCGCGCAGCAATTCCCGGTGTCGGTCAACCTTGCGACGTGCCAGATCATCCAGCATGTCAGACCATTTGATAGTCATGTGTGCTCCCTTTCATAAGCCGCGATCCGCCAGCGCGAAATGCTGGCGGAACAGGATGCAGGTCACCAGTCCATCCAAGGCGCAGCGCATGTACTCCTCGTACACGGCGTACATGATGTCCATCTGTACGGCAGCAAGCAGCAAGCCGACTGTGCCGCCGGTAAGGATGCTTCTGACGCTCGGTGTCATAGCACGGTTACCTCATAGCCATCCCTGATCACGTAGCCCTTGGACGCGTCGCCGCGCTCATGGGCTTCCCGCCACCACCGCTTGCCGCCGCACGCCGCGCAGTGCCAGCGTGAAGGCTCGTCCTTCGGCTTGCCTTCGATCACCGCCCATTCGTCATCGCACGCCCGCCACTCATGGATGCAGCCGGCAATGCGCATGTAGTCGCGTGCCGTCTTATCGTGGCAGAAGTGCCCGCGTACTTCGTGACGACGATGCGTGATACCGCTTTCAGCCGGTGTGCCAATGTGGCGCAGGGTTTTCACGGCATCCAGATCAACGTGCACAACCGAGTGCGACAGGTACGGAATTGGCTTTGACCGATACCAGCCGCGCGACGTGTTGACCGGTCGGTATTGCGTGATCGACGGTCGGTTGAGCATCAACAGCAAGGCGTGGATGGTGCGCACGTCGCCGACCGCGCCGCGCATCGACAACTGAATCACGTCCGGCCGCCGGAGGTACCCGACTTGCTCCGGGTACGCAGGATTAGGCGGCAGGAATTCCAGCACGGTTTCATTGCGCAGGTCGTGTACATCATCCTTGCCAAGGAAGCCGAACGAGCTTCCCCACATGAAGGCGGTTATACCGAGCCGACTCATTTGCGCGGTTTCGGCAAATTTGATCTGGTCCTGTAGCGGCCACTCGGTATGAATTTGGTATTGCAGCGGCGAGATATAGATTTTGCCCAGCGGGTCCGCCACGGTGCCGCCGACGATCGTGTTGACGCGGTTGTGGTCAATCAGGTAGCCGACCGTGTGATCAGCATTCTCGCGGTCGCCCCACTCGCCCTGCATGTCGTATGCTTCCGGTGCTTGCTCGCGCAGGGTTTCCCAGTACCGATGTGACGCAATCTCAATCCAGATTGTGTCAAACGGTGCTCGGGCAAACTGCCGCTCGCGTACCAAAAGCTGCGGAATGTCGATCACCACCTTGGCCAGTCGCTCAGCGGCTTCATCGTCAAACACGAAGCGATGCGAACTCCGCAAAGAGCGCATCATTTGTTCATGTGCCTTCGGGTGTACGTATCGCTCGCTGTCCCGGCGGTCCTGATGCAGCAGCCGATCAACCAGCAACGGTGCGCGTGTGCGTGTTTCGAGTGTTTCCTGCTTCCGCTTGCTAATTTTGCGTTTCATTCGTCGCTCCTGTTTTGTAATGCGTGCGCGTGGCGATGAAGTCATTGCGCGCCGCTTCGTTGGCGTTGATAAGCATGTCCTTGATCCACCGCGTCTCACCGGAGCGTTTGTAATGCCGGTTGTGACCACGGCGGATATGCATGACCGGTGACGCGTGCGTACCACGTTTGCCGTTCTGCTGTTCAGTGCGCCGCGTCACGAGTGCGGTCACATAGCCTGCGCTGGTGACTTGGCGGTACGGCGGGATCATCGGCTTGCCATTCTTCGCCCTGGCCTTTTGCAGCTTGTCGGTTGCGCGGATTGTCGTACTCGGTACGCCGTCCGTATTCATGATCAGCAGTGCCGCCATGAGCGGGTCCAACAGGTTGGGACCGACGCCAGCCATCAACGGCTCTGGATTGTCGGTCACGTCCAACGGACCATTCTGCATTTCATAGTCAATGCAGCGCAGATAGGATGGCATGGGGATGATGTTGTACCGTGCCGGCTCTTGCGGCGTTGGCGTGTAGTGCAGATGGTCGCCGACGATCAGCAGCCGGAGTCCTTTGATTTCCACGCCAATCAATTCGGCGATCTCGATGCAGCCACCATTCGGCTGGCCTTTGACCAACTGCACAACGTAGGCAGTCGGCCCGCCTTCCCATGTGTGAAACAGGACCCACGGATCAGAGAACGGCAGGCCGATGGCGCCTTGTGTGTACAAGGGTCCGCCGCGCAGCCCAGCCTCTTTGATCACGTTGTTGGGCAGGTTGCCCAAGTCAATCAACTGGCCGCTCTTTACGGCGCGATGGGCTGCCCGCGAGATACTGTGTACGGTATCCGCATCGGGCATGAATTGGTTGCTCCACTCGGTTACGTACAACGCCGATACCCGTTCCTCCAACGCGGCATCGCGAAAGCTGGCCACCGTCATATTCCACGGTCGGATATCGGCCATAGACACGTTGTGGCCGAAGACGATCTTGTTATTTCGGATGGTGCGGTGTCCTGACATCATGGTTTCCTTTTCATGGTCTGTACAAAGCAAAAGGCCGCAGAGGGTTTCCCTGCGGCCTTCGCTTCATAGCGGCTCCCACTCGTGCGATGCGTACCACTCTTCTTTGCCGTCACGATCCTGAATGAGGGTCATGGGGCCATCGGTGCGCACCGCCGTACCAACTTCCGTGCTACCCGACTTGCTGATGAAAAAGCAGTCGGTCGGAAGTGTCCGTTCAACGCGCACCTTGGTTGTCGTTGTCTCCGTTGTCCGTACAACCGAGTCACTTACCACGACTTCCTCTGCAAATGGCAGGCTCAGTATGTTATACTGCGGTGGCCAGTTGTGCAGCTTCGGCCGCTTCGGCAGCGGATAAAGCCGCTGACGCTGGAAATCATACAAGGCATTCCAGCACCGTGCGTACGCGTTGTGCCGGTCGTCTTCCGGTACACTGTCCTTGAAGTTGGGATAGGTGATCTGGTCGATTTCCTTGACCATTGCCTGCTTGACGCGATCCCGGCTTACGTATGCCCGCCAGCCATAGTCGGCCCGTGGCGTGCGTATGACCTTTGTACGCTTGCCGAATACCCGTTGGATATCGCCAGCGGCACGTGCCCGGACCAGCAGCTTGTCCGGGTCGGTTTTGTCAATGACGATGGACAGGAAGGCGTTGCTAAGGAATAGCCACATTGCTTTTTCTCCGCCGGTTTTGTTTGATCGAAAAGGCCGAGCACTATACATACCCGGCCTCGGTTTGTCAAGTCGGTTAGTTCATGCTCAGCGACGCGCGGCCCTCGATGATCTCGTTGGCAAACCAGATAACGATGTCCAGCGTGACCGTGCGTACCAGTGCGCTCGGCGCCCCCTCGGGCGTGCTCAGCAGCACTTTGATAGCTGTCGGTAGCCGAAGGTTTGCTACCTCTATTGCCGCTTTGCGCAGGCTATCGTCAGCCTGCAATCCTTTAAGCGCCTCGGTGATAAGCTCGGTTGGTACAAGCACACGCGCATCGCCGTACTCGATCACGCGTGAGCCGCCATGTGGCGCATTTTGCTTTATGGCGCGTGCCATGGCAGCATGCAATTCTTCGTCGGTGATCTCTGGCATTGTACCTCGCTTTCAGGGTAGCCGCTGCGTCGGCTTTATCGTCATGGTTATGCCGGTCAGGTTCATCCGATGGTTGGCGCGTACTTCGCTGGTTTCCACCGTGAAGTCATGTGGCGTACAGGTAAACCATGCGGTGCTGTTGATCAGTTGCCGCACGAAGCGGTGCAACACTGTCTTACTCTCACACGTGTAAACCGCCGTATGCGCGTACTGCTTGGTCGCCATGTCATACCCTTTCAGTGGCGGTTGCACAGATCGGAGTGGCCGTATTTGGCCAAACACGCTTTGCAAAATCTCGGTTGGGGATAGTCTGGCCATTCACGCCGCCGAATGTTGTCAAGCTGACCCACGCTATGACCGGGATAGCGATGGATCGGCGGTGGCGCCGGCTCATGACAGGTCATGAAATGGCACCGTGCGTCGTGGATGATGTTGTGGCCGGGACCGATGTTTAGGATCAGGCTCGGCTTGCTTGTTTTTGCCATGGGGTTTCCTTTCAGTGTAACGGTGCCCACCAGAACTCGCTGCAATCCGGTGCCGGCGCCGCAAGCCCGCGACGCATGCACATTTCAACGAGGTTGCGGCGGATGATGTAGTCCCGCTGTGCAGCGGTCAGCTTTGGATCAGGGGCGGCTTCTTGCCCCGGATGCGCTATCTCATAGGCGTGAATGCGCGCCATGTAGGCGGCTGAATTATTGGCGTGCGACGCTTGGTATGCGGCGCGATCACTCTCCCATCGCTGGCAAAGTTGTTGGTTGTAATCGGCTGGCGTCATTGACTGTGCATACGGGCACGTGTCGCCGCCCTGATAGCCGGTGTACTCGGGCACGATTAGTGGTTGCTGACATGCTGCAAGCGCCAACGTCATCGTCGCGATCAGCGCGTGTTTCATTTTTAGTCTCCTACATGAATGCGCGCCACAGCAAGCCAGCAAAGAGCAGCCAGCCGATCAGTCTTAGGTTGCGCGCGTTGCGTTGTTTAGTCAGGAATGCGTCACGGCCATGCAGCGCGATATAGCGTAAGTCTTCCGCTGCAACGGCGCCGCGTCTGGCCGAGCATGCCGCGCCGATCAGCGCGAACACGACGATGCCGACAACAATGATCATTGATTGTCTCCGGTGCTTTAGGGTACGGCGGGAAGCCTTCCACAAGCCCTGTTTCCAAATGGCCCGTGCGCTTATGTGCCCAAGCACGGATTGAGTGTGGTTCCACTCGTACGGCTTCCCGCCTCACTCTGCATTTTGCATCCGGGCTTGTGACCGGCATTGGCTGCATTACGGCGGGAGCGGTGTTATCCGCTCCCCTAAGTCAGTTAGGATTACGAAGCCTTCAACAGCGATCCGGCCTCGCGCTCCAACTTCACACGCACGTCCTGATGCTCGATAGAGCGTGCAACCGCAGTCGCAGCGACCACGGCATCCCACCGCGTTTCGATCGGGCGGCCCTCTTCGATCATGTGCACGTCGGTCATGCTCTTGACCAGTTCCTTGGAAAACCGGTCAGCAAGGAACTTCTGCAACCTGTCTTCAAGCCGGTCCTTGCGGGCATCCTCGATTGCCTGCAACACGCCCTTACCCGACGAGTTTTGGTAGGCGATCAGCGCCGGCTGGATTTCCGCCAGCCACTTGTCCGGCGCCGACACGGTGTGACGCAGGCGGAAGTCCACCTTTTCGGTCACGCCCCACACGATGCGATTCTTGCACGCGTAGTCAAACAGGAACATCGAAATACCGAAGGTCGTTGAGCCGACTTCGGAATTCCACATGAACCAGCCGCGCGCCAGCGAGCCGGACTTACCGTCGCGCCGGTTGGGCAGGATGATGCGATTCTCTTCATCGGCAAGGAAGATGAAGAAATCGCGGTCGGACGCGTACAGCGTCGTGTTGGCCTTGGTGATCGCCACCTTCTTGCCGAACTCGCCGGGTATCTTCCATGCCCCGGTCACGCCGTCGCCGAACCGCTTGATCACTTCGTCAAGCAGGTCGTTATTCCAGATGCGCCCGTACTTCGGCCCGGTCGCCGCGCGCAGCGTTGGGGTGCCGCCATTCTTGTGCAGCAGCAAGCCCACGTCTTCAATGTCACGTGCGATCTTCAAGCCAAAGTTCAGACAGTCAGCGGCCATCGGTGACGGCAGGGTACGAAGATATCCGGCCGGCGCCTTGCCGAGCGTGGCAAGCTGGCCGAAGGACCAGTGAGTCGGCGCGAAGTCAAAGCCCTTCGGTCCCTGTACGACCAAGCCCGTGTTGTCGCCCTTGACCGGCAGGATGGTGACCTTCGATGTGGGCACCACCTTTTCGGCGGAGTACTTGCGCTCCAGATCGAAGTGCGCCTTCATGTCCGGCAGGTTCAGATACCGCTGATCATTCGGCCGCTTCATCCACTCGTGCGACGCTTGGGTAAGAATGCTCATTGTGTTTCCTTTCGGATTTTGGTTTGGATTTCAGACTAGGCGGTAGCGATCATCTCCGAGACTTTCCATCTTCTTGTCGCGCAGCTTTGCCAGCCGCTCGATGTACGTGACCGGCACGGCCCATTCGGTGATCTCCTTCATCTCCGCACGGGTCGCGCCGCCCTCCCTGCTAAGCAAAGCCACCAGCCGACTCGACTTCGCGTTTGGATCGTCTTTGCGGGGGCCGGGGCCTTGTGACGCCTTACGCTTCGGCGCCGTAGCCGGAGCGGGATCAGCGGTGTCGGGATCAGGCTCAGATGCAGTACCTGGCCGCCCCCATGGCCGCGCATCCCAGCTAGGATGCCACAGCCAATTCGGTGGCATGCTACCTTCCGGCTTGACCAGCGTTATGTCGCGGTTGTCGAATGACTTAATCAACTGGCCTTTGCGGTTGCATACGTCGATCTTCGTGGCAAATCGGAATGCCATGTAGTGTGCCCACTGCAACGCGGCATCCCGCGGTACAAGGCGTGGCATACGCACATAGCATAAGTCTTCCGACTTCTGATCCTGTGCCGCCATGGCTGCGATAGCTTCCGCAACCGGTGTCGGCTCAGTCGTCTCCGGTGTCGTCTCCGGTGTCGGCGGCGCGCTCCCATTTGTGGCGATCGGTGCGGGACGCTTCCGCCGTGGTGCGCGTGGGGTTTGCGCCATGGTTTTGTCCTTTCAGTGATCAGGCAGCGGCACGCTCGTACGCACGGCGGACAACGCGCTTGCCCTTGTGTACCGCGACGTGCGCCCTGACGGTGTGCATCTTCTTGGGCTTGGCCTTCTTGGCGCGTACCGCGGCGGTTTCCGCTTCACTCAGGATGCGGTACCGCACGATGCGGCCCTCGGTCGGAATGCGCTCGTACTCCAGATCAAACCGGCGGCAGTAGTGCTCAATATGCCACTTGGTTGAGCCGCACTGCCAGCCGGTCGCCGCGACGATCTCGGGACCGGACACGCCGCGCTTCCGCTTGGCGAGCCGGATTACAACGTCAGTCTTAGTCATGTCCTTGGCCACTTTTCGTCTCCGTTTGATCCTCAGCCGGTATTGGCTCAGGTACGAACTGACGGATTTACCCTCAGTTCATATCAGAGTCAAATAGGTGCGGCGGGAGGAACCGCCGCACCTTGGCTTGTTATACACGTGCCTGCCACACAGTAAGCAGGTCCGGGCGGTACTTGCGCAGCCACGCCGTAAGTGATTGCTCGGGGATCAGTACCGTGTGACGCTCGCCCCGTGGCGTTGTCAAAGTGCGTAGCGGCTCACGGGTGTCCGAGCCTTTGCGCCATGTGTGCAGGGTCATCGGCGTGATGCCGAGTTGATCAGCGACTTCCTTTGGCGGCAGGCCGCTATGCTGCACCTTGGCGATCTTTGCCTTTACCTTGCGGGTGAAGCCGCGCAGGTTTTCGATGCCGCCTCTAGGTACAGTCAGTCGGCCCCGGCCTTGCGCATCGCGCCACGTACCGATGTGGATATCTGACGTGCGCAACTCGCGTGCATTGCTGATCAGGAAGTAGCCGGTTGGACAAATCAGCGCGTACGGATAGTCCCGGCGGTCGCGCGGTGCATCGAAATGCGTGCCGTTAACGTTATAGCAACCGGCTTCGGCGCCGATCTCCCATAGGTCGTTGTACCTTTTCCAGGTACCCCATTTTGCCTTTGCCATTTTATCCATGCTCTGCCTTTCACGATGTCTGGTTAAACAGGTCGATTAGCTGTTGCAGTCGCCGCAGCTTCGGGTCTTCTTTGATCGCCTGTCGATTATGGCTGCCAATCCAGCCTTCGTTGTCTTCTTGCAGATGCTCTAATGCCTCGATAACCACGGGCACCAGATCGTCGGGCACGTCAAACATCATTCTCTCATTTCCCCTTCCATTAAGATGCCGCGCTCTAGCAAGAGGCGCATGCGCTCAGCAAAATCGCGCTGTTCATCAAACGTCATAGCGCGTGTTTTGTTGTGCAGCGTTTCGCGCATCTTGCAGAGTGCGTCATAGTCGTCGGGATCGAAGCCGTAGAAGTGGTACATCAGGTCCCTCTCTTTCGCTGTTCTACACGGTGGCGAAGCCGCGCCAGCCGTACCCGGCCTATGCCGTTCAGTCGCAGCTTGCCGTTAGATTTGGCACCGCAGCACGGGCACGGCGCACGCTCCGTTATGCGCCAGTACCCCATGGCCAGCTTGTCCAATGTGCCACGTACGCTCAGCGTCGCGCGTTCATAATCCATGCGGGCGAAATGAGGTTTTGATCCGCGATTGGCGGT